CGCCGAGCTTGCCCGGCTGAAAGCGGAGCGGAAGGCCCTCAAGCCTGTCGTGTCGCTCTCGCCGGGGTTCAAGCGGTCACGCTCGTTCCGCCCGGAAGGGGAGGGCCAGCGCCAGCCGAGGGAACGGGACAACGGCCATCTGGCCTACATCCGCCGCCTTCCTTGCGCCTCCTGCGGCACTTCCGGCCCCTGCGATGCGGCCCACGTTCGGATGCCCGATCTTGAGCGAGGGAAGCGATACACCGGCAAGGCCGAGAAGCCCTCTGACCGCTGGACGGTCCCGCTCTGCCGGCCATGCCATGAGCGCCAGCACTCCGGGTCGGAGGCGGCGTTCTGGTCTGCCCTGGGGATCGACGTGATCGCCCTCTGCATCCGTCTTTACGAACAAGGACAAGCCAATGACTGACCCGACGCTCCGAGCCTTGGCCGAGGTGTTCCGGCCTCGCTCTCTCTTTCTGCTGGCCGTGGTGGCTGGTGTCGTTTCGTTGTGGTGGCTTACGTGAGTGCCGACGATATGGAGGCCCGCACCCCTGCACTAGAGGGGGAGGTGGGCGCGCTGATTGCCCGTCATGCGCTTCTCGACACCCTTGAACGCCAAGCCGCTGAGATAGAGAGGCTGCGGGCCTTACTGATGCTCGCCCGCCCGTTCGTTGCTGATGACACGGAAGCAACGTGCGACCTTGCCGACCGCATCGACGCCGCCCTTACAGGAGAAGACGCCGGGGGGAAGGGATGACCGCCGCAAACGACAACCGGCTGTGCGATCTCCTGGCGTATGGCATACCCGAAGCCGCCGCGGCCTTGAGCGTGGGGCAATCAACGATCTGGCGCTGGATCAAGGCCGGCCAGCTGCGGACGATCAAGCTGGGCGGCCGGACTGTGATCCGCCGGGAGGAGCTTCTCCGGCTGCTTGACGAAGCGGCCTGAAATGCAGCCTGTGGGGTAACTTGTGGGGCGAGGGGTCTGGGGCGGGTCCGGTTTCCTTTTGGAAACAACGCCCAAGCCCCCGAGATTTGGCTCCGCGGGTAGGGGCCGCATTGGTATCCCAGCCGGTCCCGTTTACCCCCGTTCAATCCCGCCCCGCGGGCTTTACAGGGGCCTCGGCCTCGGCTTAAGCCCCCATGTTACCCCACACGCTCCCGCTCAATACCGTGCGCGCCTGTGGGGTAGATTGTGGGGCGCCTATGGCCCGAGCCATCAATCGGCTGACCGCCAGGACGGTCGCGGCCATGACCCGGCCGGGCCGTCATGCGGACGGCGGCGGGCTCTATCTCATAGTCGACAAGGTGCCGGCCAACGCGGACGACAAGACCGCTCCGGCAAAGCGATGGGCGCTCCTCGTATCCGTCCGGGGAAAGCGGCGCGAGATCGGCCTGGGGGGCGTGACCTCGACCAACGGGCTGGCGGAGGCCCGAAAGAACGCCGCCGAGGCCGTCCGCGCGATTGAGCGGGGCGACGACCCGACCCGGCCCAAGGTGGCCGCCCCCGCCTTCCGTATTGCGGCCGAGCAGGTGATCAAGGACCTGGCCCCCGGCTGGCGCGGCGCGAAGACCGAGGACGGCTGGCGGCGGAACCTCCTAACCCATGCGGCGGATATCGGATCCGTGCCGGTCGATCTGATCACGACCGACGACGTGCTTTCCGTTGTTCGCCCCCTTTGGACCGAGAAGCCGGAGAGCGGCGGGAAGCTGCGCGCCCGGATCGAGGTTGTCCTCGACGCCGCCAAGGCGCGGGGCTGGCGGGAAGGGGAGAACCCGGCGCGGTGGCGGGGGCATCTCGACCGACTCCTCCCCAAGCCGAGGAAGCTGGTCCGGGGCCATCACAAGGCGCTGCCCTACGCCAAACTCCCCGCGTTCATGGCGGCCCTTGCCGAACAGACGGCCAGTTCCGCCCGGGCGCTCGAGTGGACGATCCTGACCGCCTCCCGAGAGGATATGACCCTCAACGCCCGCTGGGGGGAGGTCGAGGGCGATATCTGGACGATCCCCGGCTCTCGCATGAAGATGGCCCAAGACCTGCGCGTCCCCCTGCCGGCGGCGGCCCTGGCGGTGTTGGCCGCGGTCAAGATCGGCGAGCCCCGGCCGGAGGCGCTGATATTCCCCGGCAAGAAGAAGGACCGGCCAATGTCGAACGCGACGATGGACGCCCTTCTCGACCGCATGGGCGTCCCCGTCACGGTCCACGGCTTCCGCTCAACATTCCGCGACTGGGCCGGGGATATGACCGAACACCCGCGCGAGGTCGCCGAGGCGGCCCTGGCCCACGCCGTAGGGAACGCGGTCGAGCGATCCTATCGCCGGGGGGATGCGCTGGAGAAGCGCCGGGCGCTCATGGCGGACTGGGCCGCCTATTGCCGCCCCGCATAAATACGCGCCGAGTGCGTAAATAGGCGTTGACATTACACTAGCGGAGCGTAATATCCCCTTATTGAAACGGGGCATCCGCCCCCACCCAGCCGGGGGGAACCGGCAAAGGGGGTCTCCCATGACCTACTTCTCCGCCACCGACCACGCGATCCGCGCGGCCAGCGCGTCTCAGACCTTGCGTCTGGTCGAACGTCCCTCGCGGTTCGGCGGGGCGTTCGTCGCCATCGAAGACGGCTTCGGCCTAATCGAGGTGGCCGACGATATGCCGGCGGCCCAGGCTCGTGTCGCACAGTGTGCGGCATGAGCGGGCTAGAGGAGCGAAACGGTCGGAAATTCGCCTCTCCCAAACACCAGGCCCTTTACGACCTATTTCGCCGCGATCCGCCGACCGCCGGCTTCGGCGGGGGCAACGCCGCGGCCTATCGCTTCGGCTTCGCCAACCCCGAGAAGCCCGCGAAACACGTTCGCGGGTCGACCGCATACGCCGCCTGGGCCGCTGGCGTGGATACTGCCCGCGCCCTGGCCCCTAACCCTTAAGGAACCCGAGCCGATGACCCGCCCTGACCTTGTTTGGCATCACCGCGCCCTTGTGGCGGAGGTCGCCGCCCATAACCTCGCCGTCATTGTCCGCCGCCGTCGCGGTGGAGATTGGAGCGCGCCGGAGAACCAGTATCGCAACGCCCTGGCCGAGATCGAGGCGCTGGCATGATCCAGATGACCGAGACCAGCACCGGCCCGGCGTTCTCAACCGAGGCCCGCGGCGTGACCTATTATCTCCGCACCGACCGGCTGGGCCGTTACGAGTTGAGCAGCCAACGCATCTCCCTTCGCGCCTCGCGGACGGGCGGCACCGTTCGTCACTTCGCTTCGCTGGATCAGGTCGAGGCCGAGGTCAAAGCCTTTGCCGGCCTTAGCGCCCTGATTGGAAACCCCGCATGACCCCCGCCGAGATCACCGCCGCCCGGGCCGCCCTTGGCGCGCAATGGGGCTTCCCCCGGCCGCTCCTCAAAAGCGAACTGGGCCGGGCCTTGGGCTTCGACGGGCGCGACCCTGGCCGGCAGATCGCCGAGCTCGAGGCGGGAACGTCGGCCTTGACCGGATCGACCGCCCAGCTTCTCCGGGTCTATCTCGCCGGGGCCCAGCCCCCGGGCGGGGTTGAGACGATCAAACGCTGAGACGACAAAAGGCCCCGCCGCCCCCGAAGGAGCAGCGGGGCCACAAGTCCCTTGCAGGGAACGGGGTTGCCTATCCCGGGACGCTGAACTCGGCGGGTTAGGAGGGGGAGGCGAGAAGCAGCCTCATGCTCTCCGCCACCGCTTCGGCCCGGTCGTGGCTCATCGGCACGAAGCCCTCAAGCTCGGGATCATGGCCTTGATATTGCCCCATCCCGGTCATGGCAAAGCTACCGGGTGCGATCTCGACAACCTCGATCTGATGCATTGTGACCCCTCACACGACCATGCAGCGCATGACGATAGTCGACGTGTTCAGGATATACTGAATGAACCGGACCCCGGTTTCGGGCTCCACCACGTCAAAAGCTGTGTCGCCGAGGATTGCCGCACCGGACGGATAGACGTTGACAGACCAGCCCACCATCGACTGCTCTGCGAAGTCGTATCGGAACCAGCGGCCCGTCGCCTCCTTGGCGATGTAGAGATAGCCGTCCGCATAGACCCATTTCGTCCCGGTCGTGAAGGTCTCGGCCGCCGGAGCATAGGTGACGCCCGAGACCCAAGTGTTTGCGGCGATGTCGTAATAGTCCAGCACCGCCCCAGCCCCACCCCGGAAGGAATAGATGCGGCGGCCGTTGATGATGCTGTTCTCATCGGACCAGCGGGAATCCCGGGCCGAAGGGACGTTATAGACCCAGCTTCCACTGGCCCCGAGCCCAGGTGCAGCCGCGCGGGCCGCTGTAGGGGAGAGGGTCGTCCATGTGTTTCCGCTAATCGAGTAGCGATACAGCGTGACCGCATTATTCCCCATCAGATATAGGAAGTCGTCGTTGCCCTCGATGTGATACTGGCTGGTCGCGTCGGGGGTCGTCGTCCATGCCGCCGAGACGGTCAGGGCCGTGCCGGTGTTGCTGGCAATGGTGCGGATTTGGCCCGCGCCGGTGCCGGCGACGATCTTGACCTGAGAGTTGGCCCACTGGTTCGCGGCCCAGGCCTTCGCAGAGTTGCTGAGCGTGGTCGATGTTCCGCCGGTCGCCGTGCCAGTCGCGAAATTGATGTCAACGCCGTTGTCGGCGTAGCTCGGCGTGGCCACCATCCGGCCATCGGTGCCCCAAGAAGCGGGCAGGCCGGTGATGGTCAGCGTGGTCCAGGCGTTCGTGGCGAAGTCATAGACCCGGAAGGATCCGGCTGCGAGCGTGCCCGCCCCCAGCACATAGTAGCGCGGGGTGATCAGTCGATAGGTCGAGGAGGCCGTGATCGCCGCCGAGAACGGGACCGTGGGCGTCACGACGCCGTTCGCGCCGACCGTATTGAAGGCAATGGTCCGAACGTCGCCCGCGCCGGGTCCGCCCGTGATCTCGACCTGATACCCGGCCAGCGAACGCGCCAAGGTCAGGTTGGTGTTCAGCGCCGTCGTGCTGCCGCCGGTCGCCGTGCCGCTTGGCCCGATGGCAGCGCCGGTTCCGCAGGCCCCGGCCCCGAACGTGCCCGCCAGAGCCGCGGACGGGATCTGGATATAGCCGTCCTCAGCCGGATAGTAGAGATACTGCACCGTGTTGCTGACGACATACAGTTGCCGCTGCTGCGAAAGGCGCGAGGAGATCACAAACGTCCCCGCAGCCGTGGCGGCCGGCGCGGGCGAGGTCATCACCGTCCAGCGTTTTTGATCGAGGATTTTGCGGTTGAAATTGGCAACGGGCATGGGCTTCGATCCTTAGCTGATCACGATGTTTTGGCGCAGACTGGCCTCAGCCATCTGGGTCAGGGCGACGACTTGCTGGTTGGCGGCGATGCCGCCGATGTTCGCCTGGTTCGTCACCGTGCCAACGGTTGTCACCGTCGTAATGGTGGCGATGTTGGCCACAACCTCGGCCGTGACCCGCAGACGCCCGGCGATGTCAGGAGACAGATTGCCCAGACTGTCGGCGATGTCAGACAGCCGGACCGCAAGCTCCCGAAGAAGCCCGGTCACGTCTGCGTTTTGCGCCAGCCCGGCGAAGGGTTCTTGGTCGGCCATGTCAGGTCCCGTCGTTGACGATCAGATTGATGATGGCCCCGCCCGCGTCCGTAACCCACCAGTGCCAGGGGCCGGGCTGCGTCGGCCTGATTTGCTGCACATAGACCCCGGTGGGGCCGGCTGGCCCTGTCGCGCCGGTCTCGCCCTGCGCGCCTGTCGGGCCTTGAGCGCCGGCGGGGCCGGTGGCTCCTTGCGGCCCTGTCGCTCCGGTAGGCCCTGCGGCTCCGGTGTTTCCTTGGGGGCCAGCGGGGCCTTGCGGGCCGGCGGCGCCCTGGGGGCCGGTTGCGCCGACATCGCCTTGGGGGCCTTGGGGGCCGGTGCCGCCGGTGCCGCCGGTGGCGCCTTGGATGCCTTGCGGTCCCGTGTCTCCGGTGTCGCCTTTAGGTCCGGTCGGGCCTGTCCCTCCGGTCGCCCCCGTTGGCCCGGTGCTGCCCTGAGGCCCGGTCGGTCCTGTAGGGCCAGCCGGTCCGGTGTCGCCCTGCGGGCCGGTGGCCCCTTGCGGGCCGGTTGCGCCCGCCGCGCCGGCTGGGCCTGCCGGGCCTTGGGGGCCGGTCGCACCCGTCGCTCCCGCCGCCCCTTGTGGTCCTTGGCTGCCCTGCGGCCCTTGCGGTCCTTGCCCCCCCGGAGCGCCGCTGACCACGTTGAGCTCGAAGGTCGGAGCGCTGGCGACTTCCAGTTCAGCCGAGGCCGCGGGGATTTCGAGACTGGTCGTCCCGCCGTCGACAATCGAAAGGTCCGGGATCACAGGCCGAACTCGATCTTGACCGGCCGGGTCGACTGACGGACCCCGCCCGAGAGGTAGGAGACGGTCAGCGCATAGGCCCCTTTCGTCATCTCCTCGGTCGTCTGGTATTGCGCCGTGAAGCTGCCCGGGCTGGCGGTCTGGTTCGCCAGCGTCACCGTCATCGGGATCTTGGTGTTCGTTGCCGGCTCCCGCAGCCAGGCCTCAACCGTGATGCCGGCCGTCGTCAGATTGACCAGAGCGCCGTTCGCGTCGCGATAGGCCCCGGTGATCGACAGAGTGTCACCGAGGGTCAGATAGGGGGTGGACATGGCGGGCTCCAGAAAGGCTTTCGCGGTTTGGCGGGGCAGGGGCCGGGGAGGTCAGCCCATCTCCGGGTCGCCGTCGTTAAGGGTGCCAGGATCGGGCCGGCGGTCTGTCGCTGACCTTGGAACCGGGTGGCCGACGCGGGCCTGATAGCGCGCGAACTTGGCGCTGGCCCTGCGGTTCAGCCCCCGGTTCGCCTCCATGAACAGGAGGTGGGCGAAGGGGGCGAGGGTCATGCTGCGAACGCCCGGCGCTCTTGCGGGACGAACGAGACGCCCTCTGCATCGTGGCCGCGCCGGATCGCGTCATAGACCATCTGGATCGGGACCGTCCGCCTTCCGATGTCGCCGTAGGTCCGGCTGCGGAACACAAGGCTCATGCTCTGCCGGGCGCGATAGCCGCTCTCCTTGTGCCACTTGTCGCCTCGAGCGAGGGTGTTCCATGACTCGATGATGATGCCGTTCCGCTCCTTGACCGACATCTTGTGATGGATGTGGCCGACGTCGACGTAGTGGAAAACCGTCTCGGCGAAGTCCTGCTTGAAGTCGGACATCATCACTTCGGCCAGCCGCTCAATCGGGCAACGGTCGCTGTGGTGGGTCATCACCAGCGTCTTGCCCATCCGGTAGCCGATGAAGACGCTCTCGTTGTCGATGACGTGGACTCGCCCGCTCTCGGCATAGGCCACCGTCAGCAGTTCGTTCATGTAGAGATCGCCGAACCGGCTGTGATTGCCCTGGTTGATGATGACATCGACGTTCCGGGCCTTCGTCAGCGCGAGGTCGATCACGAACCGCATGACCTTGCTGGACGTGCGGATCATCAGCCGGGGCCGCTGGGCGTCCAACGGAACGCGGGACCGGGCCGTCAGCTTCTCGGTGTTCTCGATGTGGTCGCGGTCGCCGAGGTCGTTGACCACGATGCGCTCGCAGGGCTCGATCTGGTCGATCAGCAGCCGGAACGCCGCGCACATTTCGCGCTCGGCAATCTCGACGTTGAAGTCTGCGCCGGCCTCCGCTTCGTGGGCCAGCATCCCGATATGAGCGTCACCGATCTGAATCCACGGCACCACGTCGTAAGACGGGTCCGGGCAGGAGAAGGCCGGGACGACAATCGGCGTCTCCATGAAGGCGGCGACACCTTCGCGGATCAGGTCTTGCGCCGCGGCGTCCGGCGATTGCCTTTCCCAGACCCGCTCGACCCCACCGGGACCGCGCTGGATGGTAACCTTGCCCATCCGATAGCCGGGGGCCGTGCCGTCGTTGAAATGCCCCGGCGCGTGGCCGTGACGGGCGGCGGCTCTCTTGTAGGTGTCCAACGCCTCCCAGACCGCGTTGGGGGCCACACCGAGCGCCCTGGCCGCGGCGCGTTGGGTGCCGTGTTCCTTGACGGCTTCCAGATATTTGATCTGGGTCTCGGTCACCCAGCGGGGATACTTGTCGTCTTCGAGGGGAACGAAGGACAGGGCCATGATTCAATCCCAGAAGCGCCAGAAGGGCCGGGAGGGAGGCGTCAGCGCCCGCGTCTGGGCGTCGAAGGCTTGCACGGCCAGATCCCGGCGACCGTCGCACACGGCCAGCGCAGAGGCCCGGGCGGCATAGGTCGCGTCGAGGTCGGCCTGTGTCGGGCTATCCGGCAGAACCGGCAGTCGGCACCGCTCCCGCGCGGCCGGCGGCAGGGTCAGGATCGGCGCAGAAGCCGGGGAACTCGTCGCACAGGCGGAGGTCATGAGAGCGAAGGCGATCAGCCCGCTCAGGGGCAAGAGGCGTGTCGGCATCGGGCGCGTTCCTCGCTTCGGTTTCGGCCTGAGCGGCGATCTCGCGCACGACGACCTCCCGCGTGTGAAAGGTCTCGGTGGCGACGGCGATCTCGGCCTGCCCGGCCGCCTCGCGCTCCAGGGTCGAGACCTGGCCCTCCAGCCGGTCGGCCTTGGCTTCGGCGCGATGAGCGGACCACTGCGGCGTGAATGGTATGAACCGGGCCGCGTGGTTCAGCCCCGCAAGGATCAGCAGCCCGGCGGCGATGTAGCCGAGCAAGGCCCACGGGATGCGGGCAGTCACGGGTAACGCTTCCGGTCGAGTTCGACGTGCGGGCCGTCCCTCAGGGAGCGCCAGTCCCCGCCCCAGATGATCGGGACGTTCAGCTCCTTGGCTGCCCGCTTGAACGCGACCGCGACCTGACCATAAAGCGGCCAGTCCCAGCGAACCTTCCCTCCCACCAGGACCGCAAAGTCGATGGCGTGGCCGGTGATGTGGCGCGAGTTCATCGTTTGGGATGCGCCCGCCGCCTTGAGTTCACGCTGGCGAGCGACCGACCGCAGGCCCTCGGTGATGGTAAAGTCATGCGGGCTGTAGGTCAGGGCAAGTTCAACGACGCGCACCAGATCCGGGTGGACGCCCTTCAGTCGGGACAGGGAGCGAGAGCCGAGAACGAAGGTCATGGTTTCTTCCAGCTTGCGACGATGCGGGCGAGGTCGGACGCGGAAGCCCCGGCCATGTAGAGCAGGGCGAAGAACGCTTGCGAGCCGATCAGGGCCAGCGCCACGTCACGCAGCGGTGCGCTCTCGGTCATCTGGGAAACGATGAAGGCCAGCAGGCCCGCCGTGACGGTCAGGTAGCCGATGGTGACCCAGCGCCGCCAACGGTGCGACGGCTCGGGAACGGGGTTGTCGGGGTCGATCACGCCGGGGGCCTCCGTCGCGTCGTATTGGTGAAGTGCTGCTCAAACAGACGGGTCAGGTGCTTCACCGCCTCCTCCACCCGAATGAGGGCGTTCGAGGTTTCGCGGTGCGCCATCGACTCCGCGTCGGCCTTGGCATTGGCGGCGGCGAGATCAGCGTGAAGCGTCACAAGCTGCTCCTTCTGATTGTTGACGCGGCCCTCCAGCCGGACCAGCCAGATGATGACGGTCACGGCAGCAGCGCCGAGCGTGACGATGGTTCCAGCGTCCAGCGTCATCAGGCTTCTCGCAGGAAAGAAAGCGCCGAGACCAGCATCCGCCCCCGGACGCTCTCGGCCTCGGGGATCACCGCCAGGTCCACGGTGGGGTCGGTGTTGAACTTGGCCTCGCACATATAAGCGTTGCCGGTCCAGTTCTTGACCCAGACCGCCGGGTTGCTCACGACGTATCGCAGCGGCGAGGTGTAGGCCGCGCCTTCGTGGCCGTCCTTGTTGGTGCCGCCGCCCATCATCAGCCAGTAGGACCAGAGGGGCTCGAGCGGGATGTCGACGTCCACCCATCCGCTATCGGCCACATATTCGGTAGTGTTTGGCGCATACAGACCGCCGCCGCCGAAGCCGAGCTCGTCGCTGATGCAGGTTGCCTGGTTGAACGCGTTGACGAACGCCACCGACCCGTTGCCCGCCGGGTCCGCGCCCCAGTTGTAGGTTCCGATCCTGGGGGCACCAGGGATGCGCGTCTGGAAATGCTGGAGGATCTTGGTGTTCCGACCCATCGACATATTCTGGGCCCGCATCCGCCAGCGCATCACCCAGCCCGACAAGTCATCCGTGGCAGGGCGGCCGATGCTGTTGTTCAGGACCGAGAAGTCGGGATAGCCGAGGTTCGGCGGCGCGAAGGCGTCGCCGTGCGCCGAATAGGATTGCAGCAGCAGCCGGATCTGCGCGACCCGGCGGTGATTCTCGTCGTCCGCCATCTTGGGCGAGACGCTGCCGGTCCGGGCGCTCAACGCGCCGCCGGTCTTCGTATATCGGCCGTGCTTCGTGCTGTCGGTGCTGTAGCAATACAGGATGTCCCCGTTCGCCCTTGCCCCGATGTCCGCCACCATCTTGGCATAGGCGTCGTTGCTACCGTCTGGCGTCGAGAAGTATTCGACCGTGGGAACCTCGGTCCCGATGTTGATCTCGATAGCCGAGACCGCATCGTCCGCCGTCACCACGCGGCGGGGGTGCGCGATGTAGGAAAGCCCCCCCGGCGCGGGCGAATAGAAGAACTTTGCCACCTTCGCGTCGGTGTTAAAATCCGTCCGCCAGTGTTCAACCAGAGCCATGCCAGGCCTCCTATTTGCTGAAGCGCGCGAGCGCGTAGATGCGGCTGTTGGCCATTGCGTAGAAGTCGGTCTGACTTGAAGCTGCGGCCTCGTCCGCCGGAACCCGGCGGTCAACCCTGACGAGGTAGAGCAGGCTCGACACGGGATCGCGGGCGATGACGCCGACGTCCCCCGCCAGCCAGCGCCCGGTCGCAACCTGGTCGACCGCGTTGAAGTCCCGGATCTGGAGATATTCAGCGTCGTTGAAGCCAACGATCTTGATGAGCATCCCGCCCTCTGCGGGGCGGTCTGCCGGGAACCTGACGTGAAGGTAGGTGTTCGCAAAGCTGTTGTTGGGCAGCGGGGTCAGCAGCGTGACGAGCAGTTTGGTCGGATCGCCTCCGTCCGCCACCGAGGTTCCGACTACATGGTAGGAGGGTGTCTTTGCCGGGACGAGGGCTTCGCTGGGGCTGACCGTGTAGTTGGTCATGACGAGGACGAACTTGTCGATGTCCGGCCTGTAGCGCATCAGCACGACCCCGTTGTCGCCCCAAGCCGGCACGGGAAGCAGGTCGGCCGTCGCGCTCATCAGGGGCTTGGCCCCGATGCCGTCGATGTTGAGCGTGACGGTGCCCGAACTGTTCGACACCGCCATCGGGCAGAGGAACAGGTCGTTGATGTTGTAGGCCCCAAGGTTGCCATACTGGGTGGTCGTGACGATGGCGTTGGCGGTTGATGCGCCCGTCCTGAAAATATAGGCGAACCGGCCGTCCTGGCTCAGGTTGTTCGGGTAGACCAGAAAGTAGACGCCGCTCGCCGCCGCATACTTGAGGAGGGCGAACTGGCCGGCGATCAGGGAGTTTGCCAGCAGGGATATGCCGGACGCGGCACGAACGGGGCGCGCGATCCCGCCTCCGACGTCTGGAACGGTCAGGGTCACGGCCCCGGTGTTGTTGGCGGTGATCGGCAGAAGCAGCAGCTGGTCGGCCGCCCCGCCCACGATTGGCGTTCCCGTCACGGGGCTGCTCACCAGGGCGTTGGCCGTCCCCGTGGGCGTGTTGAGCGGCACAAGATACCGGACGGCCCCGACAGCCGTTGCCGCTGACGCCGCCGCCGCCGCCGCGCTCGCAGCCGCGGCAGAGACCAAGGGGGCCAGCAACGCCGTGCCGGAAACCTCGACGGCAACCGCGTTGTTGACGACGGAAATTTCGGCAATAGCCATCAGACCGTGACCCCTTCTGCGATGATGAACCGACCCTCAAGCCAGCGGGTCTTGGCGACGCCGCCGCCCGTGATGATCAGGTCGTAGAACAGGACCACGTCGGTCCCGGCTTTCTGGCCGTTGGTCGAGGCCGGCAGCAGCGTGTCGATGGTGGACTCGTCGATCTGGATTTTCAGCGTGGAAACGCTGACGCCGCTTTCCGTCGTAACCACGACCGAGAGGCCTTGCGTCCCGGCCGTCTGGTTGGTCAGGCTGATCAGCGCCGATCCCGCCGCGCCGGGCAAAAGGCGGACCTGAAGCGCGAACGTGCCGCCGGTAAAATTCAGCCCAACGAACCGAATGTCGTCAACGAAGGGCGTGTTGCGATAGACAGTGATGTCTAGGGTGCCAGGCGTCATTTTTCGGTTCCTCGCGCGGGCGTCGGGTTAGGCGGGTTTGGGCGTCACGCCCCGTAAAGGATCTCGATCAGGTATCGCTCGAGGGTCAGGGTGTCGCCCGCGTTCGCCAGCAGCCCGGTGATCCGAATGTCGAAGTTGGCCGAGGTGTCGATGGCAGAAGTGGCGTTGGCTCCGCCGTTCGTGCCGTAAGTGCCCGCGCCTGCCGTGGCCGCTATCTGCGAGCTCTGGGAGTTCCGGTTTATGATCGTTCTCAGGCCCTCATGCGTAAGGGTCGAGGCCAGCGAGAAGTTCTGAAAGGCGCTTCCGCCGAAGCGGTAGCGGATGTTCTTGGCGTTGGCGTTGTTTGCCCCGGCCGAGGCCAGAGTCGTGATCTGGATCGCCCCGTTCGGCCCCATCGCCCCGCCGGGCACGGTGACCAGAACAAAGTCCGTCTCGGTCGTCGTCCCCGTCAGGGGAATGGCGACGTTGCCCCGGGCCAGCACCCGCCAGCGGTCCCGGTCGACATATTCCGTCGTGGCCAGTTGAGTGCTTCTGGTGCCGGCGGCAGCGGTCGGGGCGGTCGGTGTTCCCGTGATGGCCGGGCTGCCAAGAATCCAGGAACGAACCGCCGACCAAAGCCAGCGCGCGTTCTGTCCGCTCTTGAGCCCGACGACGCTGTCGGCTCCATCGACGACCGTTTCCGCCCACGATGCGTCGCTGAACTTCTCATTTGCCATTGGTCAGCCCAAGTTGATGAATGCGCCGGACTCGGCCAGCAGGAAGTCGCCCGGCTCGGTCAGCATCAGGTCCGCCAGGACCGCGCTCGCTGGCCCGACCGGCACGGACTCATTGCCGTCTGCATCGACGCTGGTGACCCAGTAGAACCAGGTCCCGGCCCCTGGCGTGTCCGTTGCCGTCCGGTTTTCCAGAAGGGCCCCGACTGACCCGCCGATCAGTGTCGCCGACCCGAAGACGGAAGAAGCGCCCCGATAGCGGCGCGTCGCATCGAACAGGGTGCCCGGGTTCCGCCACTCCAGCGTCACCGTCGCCCCCGCGACCGACACCGAGAAGCTGGACGGTGGCTCGACATAGGGCCCGGGAGGAGCGTCCGGGGTCACCGCCGGCGGTGCCACGCCGACTTGTGCCAAGGCCGCAGCGTGTTTGGCGTCCGTCTCTTGCCGGAAGGTGATCTCCACGCCGCCGGTCATGGGGTCATAGGACCGATTGAGGCAGCGAACCTTGACCCCGTCCAGCAGGAAGCCGGGCTCGGCGAAGGTGAAGCAGTCGCCCGGCTCGATCCGGCGCATATGAGCCCGGAACGGCACGGTGCCCTGGATCGGCTCGCGCCGGTTGGCCAGTTCGTAATAGGTCAGCTGGGCGGCTTGATCTTCGTCCGGCACATAAGGGAGGTCGAACCCGGTCCCGCGCTCCCCGCCGTCCGCCGCAACCCACGCTGCGTCGGTAATCGGCTCGCGGGGCGTCATCTCCCAGTTGGCGGACTCGAGCCAGCAGCGCGGAATGGCGGTGTTGCGCCGCTTGATCCTGGACTGCCCGAAAGACAGGCGCACCGGCCCGTTGGTATCGGCCCCCGTGACGGTCACGACCGACGCGACCTCCTCGGTGTGGACGATGCAGCTGATCCGGCCGGCCTTGCGCGAGGGCTCCGCGCCGCAGGCGGCCAGCAGTTTGGTCAGGACCTCATATTTGTCGTCGGTCGAGGTCGGGACCGCGGCGACCGTCCATCCGTTCGCGTCCGAGACGTTCGCGGCGGTGACGAAGGCCGCGACGTCGATCCCGTCCAGCGAGGAGCCGATCCCGGCGACGAGAGAGCAGTCGTAGGGCACCCCGTAGCGGTCCGGGGTGTAGGAGGCGGACAGGCCTTCCCAGCGTCCGATGGCCCAGTTCAGCGCGGCGAGGCCGGGGTTGTCGATCCAGACCCATGTCGTCGGGTCTTCAAGCCGGCAGGAACCGGACCCGCCCGGCCAGGTCGTATCGAGGCGGGGGTCCCATCCATAGACGCCCTCGAGGATGAAACGCGGCTTGACGATCCCGCCGGGGAACTCGCTGAACTTCGAGTTTTCCAGCATGGTCAGGCAATAGACGGCCCGGCCGGATGCCTTGTGGTCCGCCGTCCAGTTCGGAGCCGGGATTCCCGCGCCGCTTCCGGTCGGGCTGGTAAGCGCCGTCTGCGGCTGCGTCCCCAGTTTGGTCTGGAGCCACATCGCGCCGGAGTGTTCGCCGTTCGTCGCCTTGTTCAGCACCCCGTCGAAGGAGGTCAGTTCATCGTCGGCCGCAAAGCTGACGATTGACTGAATTGGTCCCGAGGCCGCGAGGGTGGCGAAGATCGACTGATATCGGTTCGTCGCGTCGTAGGTCACGCGATAGTTGACGTCGCCTGCGTATGGCACTCGGCCGAACGGGATCGGGAGGCCGGCGTCGGTGCGATAGCTGAATTCCGTGGCCCGCGTCTCCGCGTCGAAAGTCGGGCGCGAGGAAGCGATCAGGAAGCCCGTGACGCCGAAAAGCAGAGTCGCGCCGACCGTCCCGAGGCCACCGATGAAATCCCCGACCGCCGCAACCGCCTTTCCCATTTTAGACCGTCCTCCAGGCGTGTAGGGCGTCGGCAATCCGGGCCACGACCGCGCCATCGTGCCCGTCGAGGAAGGTCAGCATTGCGCCGTTGCCGGTATGGACGGCCAAGGCCCCAACGCCGCAGGTTGAGGGGATGGCGATCAAGTCCCCCAGACGGGCCGAGGCCCAGCCGATGCGGGGAAGACCCAAGGCGTCGACGGCAGCGTGAAGGTCGTCAAACCCCTTGCGCTTCAAGAGGCGCATCCCGGACCGCTCGCAGGACCATTTGCAGCCCTTCAAGATTGGCACCGCGACGCCGAGGTGATGAAGGAGATGCGCGGTCATACGCACGTCGTCGTTCTTGCCCGGGGCGTAGGTTTTGCCCTGGAACCGCGCGAGGCAGGCCGCGACGGCGGCGGCCCTCAGTTCTTGAGGCGTCATCCGAGGGAGTTGTTCGGGTCGTCGGCCCGCCAATAGACCTTGACCTTGGCCCGGGACTGGAACTCGTAATGACGCTCGCCCGGCCAGACCTTCTGATGGAACGCATCCGACTGGATCCGCTCCTCGTTCGGCTCCAGCATCCGGGCCTCCTCGGTGATGCACTCAAGATTGAGGGTCAGGTCCGCAGAGACGCCAAGGCTCGCGACGTCGAGTTCAACGCGCTGCAAGAGCTCTGGCTCGCCGACCAGAAGGCCAGTCGCCCGGTCAACGGCCCCAAGGTGAAGGGTGATCAGCGAGCCTTGAGCATCCTCCGCCGCCAGGTCCGCGACGGCCGCAATCGGCGGCATGATCGTCATCGCCCAGCTTGTGGCCTGATCGCCAGCCCCGTCCTCGATCTTCTCAAGGTCGGCCATCGTCCCGAACGTCGCGCTGACCTCGCGGTAGGTTTGGCCGCCCCAGACGACGAAGCCGCCATCCGTCCAGCGGATCGTTGAGCCGGGCAGGATGACGGTGACCAGATGAACTCCGAGCGGCGCTGGGCCCTCGAGTTCGTCGATCAGGTCGGGGTCCATTTACGCCCGCTCTTTGATCGAGAAGGCCAGCCGATAGAACCGCTCGGTCCCGGAGATCGACCAGGCGTCGTCGGGCAGGGTTACGAAGCCCTCGATCTTCGGCTCGCCTAGTTCCACGACGTCGTTGTTGCCGTGCGGGGCGCGCAGGAGCGTTTGAAGGGTCACGGTCACGTTGCCGGACCCGTCCGCTACAGCCTCCGAGGCGGCGCGGTAGAGGTAGATCAGGCCGCCCGTGGTGATGTTGAGCCATTGGCCGCGGCGGATGACATAGCGCGGGGTCAGGCCGTCAAGGATCAGCGACGTCCCGGACTGGCCGGCCCCGTTGACCAGCGGAGCGCCGGGCGCTCCGGTGTCAAAGTCGATTTGCGGGATGGTGACAACGCAGGTTCCGGCCTCGGTCTCGATAATCGACCAGTCCATCGCCTCCTCGGGCGTCAGGGGCTCGGTCTCAAAGTCGAAGGCGTAGCGCGAGCCCATGCGGGCGAAGCGGGATTCCGAGGAGCCGATAGCCGGGCGGTTTTCCGTCCGGGTGGTGATCAGCCGGTGCGTCATGGAGACGAAGCCGGGGGAGGTCGGGAGAACAACAGATGTCATCGGCCGCGGCCCCCCAGCGTAAAGGCTTCGGCGCGGGCGCGATCCGCCGGGACCGAGGCGCGTGAGGCCTGGACCGCCGTCGACCCGACCGCATTGGCGTAAGGCTGGGTGCGCTGATCGACATAGGCGTTGAAGCGGCGGTCTTCGGTCGTCACCCGGACGTCAACCCGCTGCGAACCGTTGGCCGTCGCGCCTTGCGAGGCCGAAGCCTGGGAGCGCGCGGTCGCGATGCTGGAGTCGCGCGAGTTGATCGGGGCCGGGTTGTAAGAGCCAGACGACCCGCCGCCGCCGCCTCCGCCCGTCAGCTTCACCCCAATGGCAACCAGAGCCGCCAAGGTCGCCGCGCCGGCCGCAAGGTTGAGAGGGAAGGGGAGAGAGGCGAGAGCCCGCGCGACGGCCACGACCCCGTGCGAGGCCGCCCGGATAATGTTCTGGCCGACCGTGAAGGCCGTTTCCTGCCCGCCCATCATCATGGCTTGGACGCTCATGGCGAACTGATAGACGCGATAGGCCTGCTCGGCCGCTTGCAGGGCCTGGTAGCCGTCCGAGCCCTCTTTGAAGAAGCCCTTGGCGGCCCCGATCATATCCCCGTAGCTCTGGACCTGGGCCGAGGCCCGTTCCCGGTCGGCTTGGGCGGCGTCCAGCTGGCCCTCTTTCTGGGCCAGATTGATCTCCGCCAACCGGGACTGATAGCCCGTCATGGTCGTCAGCAGGTCGCCCATTGCCCGGCCGGCGTCGCCGAACGCCGAAGCCATGCCCCGGGCGGCGTCTTGGGCCAAGGTGTCGATCAGGCGCAGTTCGTCGGCGATGACCTGGAGCGGGTCGAGCATTTCAACGACGGCGTCGAGAGGGCGCAGGTTGATGCGCTCGGTCGAGAACATGACCTCGCGGTCGGCAGCGTTACGGGTGGCCGCCGCGCGGGCCGGATCCCCTTCTCCAGCCTCGCGCCTGATCCGCCTGCGCGCCGCGTCCTGGATGCTTTCACCGATTGCCGCGAGTTGCCGGTCCACAATACCGGATGCGTCGGACAAGCCGCCCGCGAACTCCCGCGCAATCGTCTCACCGGCGGTCCGGGCCGCGCCCGCGTTGGCGTTCGCCATCTCGGCAAGATCGACGGGCGAGAGGAGGACAAGCCCCCGAGCCGCGGCAAAGGCCGGGTTGACCTCCGCCAGCCGCTTGGCGGCGGCAATCACGACGTTGAGCCCGACCACTGCCTTGTTGATCATCCACTCGATTGCGCGGATCGCCCCGTTTGCCGCCGAGACGGCGAGGTCGCTCATCACGGCCGGGAGAGTCCCCCAGACGGCGCGGATAGCCCGGAACCCGCCGAGGAAAGTCCCGACGATCACCTTGATCGCTTGCACGGCGAACCGGGTGGCCTTGTCCATCACGTCGGAGAACCAGTCCCCGATCTTGGTGATGGCCGGGCCCAGATTGTCCCAGATGATGTCCTTGACGTATTGGAAGGTGCCGACGAGGACGTCGCCCATCGTCACGCCCTTGTTCTTGACCTTCTCGAGTTGTTCCTCGGTCAGTCCCAGCCCGGAGGCTAGGTCGCCGTTCTCTTTGTTGAGGGCCCGGGTGGCGAGGGCCAGCCCGCCGCCGATTACGGCCGCCGCCGCAGCAGCAGCAGCGATGAACGGCAGGAGCGGGGCCATCGCCGTCCAGATCGCGACGCCGGCCTGAAGCATGACCGCCTTGACCGAGGTCCCCGTCCGCTGGGCCGCCATCTGGAAGGTGTCGAGGATTTGCGGGCCCTGCTGGATCGCGATCATCAGGGGGTTCATCCCCATCGCCGCGGTCACGCCGATATCGGTGAACTGGCGCGAGAGGTTGAGGCCCTCGGTGGCCGTGAGGCCAATCGCGCCCCGGGTCGCCCCCAGCGCCGCCTGTTGGGCCCGCAGCCCCGTGTTCATCGTAGCCGTTGCGCCCCCGGCATGGCGCGCGGCCGTGGCGAGGCTATCCGTCGCCGTCTCTGCCCGGCTGGCGGCCTGGGCCATACCGTCGAGCCGGTCCTCGGCGATCTCCGCCTGTTCGGACGTGATGACGATGCCAAGGCGGGCGAGGTCGGTCATGCGCTCTCCTTGGCCTTCGGCGGGTTGTGCTTGGCGGCTTGGCCCCGGATCAGCGACAGCACGCCCTTTCCGTCACGGGCAGAGACCGTGTTGGACGCGGGCGCGGGGTTGAGGATCGGCAGGACGGCTTGATCGAGGCGGCGGATCAGGCGGACGGACCAGACCCCGAGGGGCGTCATGGTCTGGCGCTTGAAGGCCTCGATCTCGGAGAAGGTGATCGGATTGGCGGCCATGCCGACCTGCCGGGTGCCGGCAAGGTCAACGAAGGCCTGCCAGACCGGCCCGAGGGGCTCGGGGAAGTCCGGCAGGTCCCGGCGGTTCGCGTAAACGGCCTCGGCGAAAGCGATCAGGCGCTCGGCGAGGCCTTCATGAAATTTGCCCGGTCTTCGATGAAGGCGCGGGCCTGGGCCGTGATCCACGGGAACCGTGCATAGAGCGCCCGGGCCTCGGCCTCCGTGCAATCCGGGGTCTTGCCGTCGATCTTGATGCCGTCCCACGCCACGGTGGCGCGGGCCAGATATTCGAGCTCGTTGGCGCGGGCCAGTTCCGCCGTCACCCGCATCTGGCCTTGGTTCTTGAGGTAGCGGTTGGTCTGGCGCGTCGAGATCAGCGTCAGGGCGTCGCTATCGGCCCCCAGGAGGGTGATGGTGATCGGCTTGCCGCCGTCTTGCAGGAGGGGGGCACCGTCCGGGCCGCGCAGTTCAAGCTGCGCGCCCTGGTTGGCAACGTCGGCGGTGTCGAGGGTCGAGAGGTCCATACGGGGTGTCCTTGGAAAAAGGACGGCGGGTGCGACCCGCCGCTAAGGTTGGGGGGAGGCTGGTTCTTGCGGCCGGGCGGTCTTAGGTGCCGCCGGTGACCGCGGTCGAGGGAACCTCGTCAATCTCTGTGTCGATTGCACAGACGATGTTCCGCATATTGACGGCCGAGGACGAGCCCCGGTTGACCTTGGCGGAGAGGACGCGAGCGCCGAAATAGACGACCGAGTCGGTGTCGTTGGAATCGGCACCGTCCGCGGCCACGACCTTGATCGGATAGAGGCGGGCCGTTGCGGCCGCAGCGATGGCGGCGATCTGGCCGGCGTCGAGGGGGTCGTCCGCGCAGCCAAAGGTGATGTTGCCCGGGTTGACCGCGCCCTTGCGCTGGCGGGTTCGGCCGTCAGCCAGAGGCGTGTGGGAGATCACCGCGCCGTCGTCGCCGAACTCGGAGACGGTTTCGACGCCACCGATCTCGGTCCAGGTCAGGGAGGCATAGCCGGACGGGGTGCGGTTGGTTTCGGTGACGGCCGCCGCGATATAGACGCGGGTGCCGATGCCATCGGAGATTGCCATTGGAGGGGCCTTTCAGTTTTGAGGGGGACCGGACGTGAAAAAGGCCCGCCGGAGCGAGCCTGTTTTGGCCGTGCCGTGTGGCCGGTCCAATGCTGAGGCTGGGCCCTTAGCGGGCGGTCCAGCCTATCGTGACGGGGACGCGCGTGTCGGCGTCGTCGAGCAGGGGCGAGGCGGCGTAGGGCTGGCGCGAAATCTTGACGCCGCCGGTCAGGCCCAGGCCCTTGGGGAAGTGGTCGATCACGTCCGAGGCCAGCCGCATCAGGGCGGGGATGCCTTGGCCCTTCGGCCCAACGACCGTGACTTGCAGGAGGCCTTGATCCATCCGGCCGGCGGCGAGGCCTTCCCATGCCGGGCGGTTGTAGAAGATCGACACCTCCAGATATTTCCCATCGGCCGGCGGCGTAAACGCGACGTCTGGATAGGCAATCGGGAGGGCCGGGGAGCCGACCGAGAGCGTGGCGGCGCGGGCCAGAAGGCCGGAGGCAATCAAGGCGGGGTCGGACATAGGGCTTAACCTCCCGCCCGGGCCTGCGCCTCGGTTGCGACTTCGGAGACGATGCGCTGCCACTGTTGGGCGGCGAGGGCGACGAAGCGATCCCCGGGCTGGCCGCGCGACCCATACTCCCGGGGCCTGGCGTAGTTGGCCGTGTAAGCGACCGTGATCGTGTTGGTGATATCCGCCCCGTTGATCACAAGATTGATCTGGCCCGCGTCATAGGCGAAGGCGGCGACCCCGTCCGGCTTGGCTTGCAAGGGGGGCAGGATCCCGGTCGTCGTGGCGACCAGCGAGGCGCGGAGAAAGCCGGTGTCGACCCTCATATTCCCGCCGGCCGCCCGAGGGACCTGCATCGTCTCGACAACCCGCTGGGCGCTCTCGCGATAGACCGCGTCCGTCCGGGCTTTGGTTTCGCGGACCCAGTCGCTGACCTGGGCGGCGAATGAGCCTTGGGCCATTAGAGCGGCTCGAGCCCGTCCGATTGCGAACCGAGGACCGCCAAGGAGAGGACGTCCGGCTCGATGAGGTCCTTGTCGTCGCCTGTGTAGGCGGCGAGAAGCTCCTCGGCCCGGGCCACCTTGTCGCCGGGTGCCGCCGCCTCAACCGCTTCGAGGATTTCAGCCAGCGTCATATTCGCCATCGTATTTCCTGAAGATCGCCAGAAGCGCCGGGTGGATCCGGCCGTGTTCGGCCAAGGGGCGCGACATATAGAGCGAGAAGGCCTCGGCGACATATTCCTTGTCGTTCGCGCTGCTGTAGTGCGAGAGCGCGTATTGCCAGCCCGTCTCCCGGGGCTTGAAGGCCGCCAGGAAGCGGTCGATCTCCGGCCCGATCCGCTTGTCGACCAGATGCAGGACGTGCCCGAACTCATGATAGGTCGTCACCGACCGGGTGCGGTCCCCGGATAGGGACGAGATCGACCAACCGTAGCGGCCGGCCTCGACGGCGTTCATCGCCGCTTCGGCGTCCGGGGCGGTCTTTCCGGGCGACTTCTTGCGCTGCTCAAACGCCAGCCGAGCTTCTTTCGTATATCGAGGCGAGCCCAGTTCGCCCATCGCGGTCTGGCGGTCGGCGTCTTTCTGGTCGCCGAACTTCGTCGGCATGTGGAACGCGGCGTAGGTGTTGCCGTCGCGGAGGCGTCCCGAGAACAGGGCGGCGTTCGCGTTCCTGGGGGCGCTAACCCGGAACGGTGCGCCGCTGCGGGTGATCGGACCCATGAAGTCCAGCGGCGCGAGGCCGAACCGCTCGACAACCTCATGGGCCGCGTTGAGCGAGGGAGCGATGTTGCGGATCGCCATCCCGGTCAGGTCGGCGTTCAGAGCGATGCCGGCGGCTCGGATATAGTCTCGGGCTCCGGCGGCGTCCTTGGGAAGCCTGGCGTCTCGGTAGCCAACCCGGCGGGGCGGGGCTGGCGCAGGTTCCGGGGCAGGGGGCACGGGGGCGACCGGAGCGGGAACCTGGGCCGGCGGCGGTGCTGGGGCGACCGGCGGGGCGGGAGGAGCCCGCACGACCGGCGGGACGGCCGGGGCGAGGTTGGAGAGGAAGTCAATGCGATACTCAACGTCGCAGCGGCAGTTGATGATCTCGCCCGCCCCGGCTCCGAGGCTGGTGTCGAGGGGGTAGAGCATCCGGGCACCCGAGGGGGTGACGAACGGCTCGCGGAAGGCGACCGAGTCCCCGTTGAGCGCGCGATGGGTATGCCGGACCCGGAAGTCGCCCGCCGAGCGCCAGACCTTGCGGACGGCGCTCTCGGCGACCTGACCGGACTCGATTGCCTGGCGGTAGGCCTCATGCTTGGCGGCTTGGAGCGCGGACAATGCCTCGACCCGGCCGATGGTATCGCCCCGCAGTTTGAGGAGGCGGGATTCATAGGCCAGGATCGCCTTGCGGATTGTCGCGGCCGGCGGCGCGGTCTCCTCGCGGATTGCCCGCTCGATGGTCCGGTCGAAACGCTTGTCCCGCTGTTTGCGCCCCAGATAGGCGCGCAGGGCGGTCGGGTCGCCGGAGGTCAACTCCTCCCGGGCGTTCCTGACATAGCCCTCCTGGGGGCCAGAGAGGCCGAGGATGCCCCCTTCGCGCTTGCCGGTCGCCCGGTTGAGCGTCCCGACGATGCGGAGCGCCGCGGTCCGGGGGTTGACCCCTGCCTCGAGGCTATCGCGGAGAGAGGCGCGGGCGGCGGCGCGCTGGTCTTCCGTGATGCGGGTGATCAGCTGCGAGGAATGGTCCCGGAGCCATTGTTCCGCCGCCGGGTTCCGGCCGGAGAAGCGCACGACGAGGGCCGAGCCGTCCGGCTTGCGCTTGGGGAAATCTTCAATCGCCGCCTTGCCGCCCTCGGTCTGGGCGTTGCGGATCGCGTCGAGCATGTCCTCGTAGGCTGCCGCGTCGATATTGAGGGCGGCCAGGGCCTCCTCGATCTGTCCCGCCTCAATCGCCGCCGTGACCCTCTGTAGCGCGGCCCCGGCCCGGATGCTTTCGACGGCCGCAAGGAACGCCGCCGCGACCTCCCGGCCGTAGCGTTGCGCGAGCGCGTCGAATAGCGCGCCCTTCGCCCGGGTGTCTGTCATGGGTTAGCGGCCGAGGATCGCCAAGGCGGACCGGACGACGGCTCCGTTCAGGTCGAGGCAGATGTCGAGCATATCGTGCGCCTCCTGCCGTATCTCTTGAGCCGCGGCCTCGTCGCCCCGCAGGAGCGCCGCCTGATAGGCATACAGCTTCGCGCTGACGTCTTTCCACGCCGCTGCCGCCAAGGCTGCGGGCTGGGGGTGGTCGTCTATCGGCGGCACTGGACTTCAAACATGACCGGGCTCCCGGCGGGGCTCAACTGCTTGAGCGGAGGGACGATCCTATAGACCGTTCCGTCCGCCTCAACCAACTTGTCATCCAGCGCCGGGGTGATGGTGAGGGAGCCAACGGCGAGGAGCGCCTTCTTGTCGGTCGCCAGGACCCTCGTCCCGTCGATCTCTCTGGCCGTGTAATCCATGACCGCGAAGAAAGCGGCGTAATCGACCTCGGCCCCCGGCGTCGGGTCGTAGTCCGGCCCGGTCGGGGCCACGGTGCGGCGGATCGCGCCAAGCTGGCCGAACTCGGCGATCAGGTCGTCGGCGACCGCGGCCATTTCGGCGTAGAAGGTCACGACCGGGAAATCCGAATGCCGTTGCCGGCCGTCAGGAACGGGGCGAGCAGCTGGTCGATGGCGTTGAAGGTCCGGCTTTGCCGGCTGTGGTCCTGGTATTCGATCTCGATCTCGCCGACCCGCTTGCGCTTCACGTTCTGGGTCTGGTCCGGGATCAGGTCGGTATCCGCCCGGTTGGCCGCCTCGATGTTGGCCCGTTTGACCGCCTCGGGGACTTCGTCGCTCGGGTAGTAGGAGGCGATCTCCCCGTAGCCCGGGCCGTCCTTCATCGGGACGTCGTAGCGGGGCCAGTCGAGGGCTTGGGTGGTCGAGGTCCGGGTGCCGGCCCAGCGGTCGCGATAGACCGTCACCAGATAGTCCGCGCCCTTGCGGAGCCGCTGCTCGATCACCGTGTCCGCCGGGTAGCTGATCCCCCGGGCGTCGCAGTAGGCCTTGAACTCCGCGAGGGTGGCGTAGGAATCCGCGTTGGCGGCCCCCGGGGTGACGATCAGGGGCATGGGGTCAGGCTCCGGGGCAAGGCGCGCGGCGGGCCAGTTCGGCGGCGATTGCCGCGACGGCTTGGCGCTTGTTCAGGATCGGGGCCGGGCTCAGGGCCGAGGCGAGGGCGCGAAGGCTTGTTCCCCGGCCCGTCTGCGACCACGGCAGGGATTGCCAGTCGTCGGGGATCGGAACGGCGGCCGGATCCTCGGCCTGTCCCGTAATCAACCCGGTCGTGGCGGGCTTGCGGTCGAGTTCGGGCCGCCCGTAGTGGTTCACCGTCACGCCCCGGGCGAGATAGGCGTCTTCGATCTCCGGCCAGTCACCGACGAGGACGACGCGCGAGACGCCGGCCTCGGGTTCGGTGAAAAAGCGGGGGTTACGCTGGGCCTGGCCGCCGTTGAGGGCTTGCGCCTCCCGGGCATAGACCAGTTCCATGATCAGGCTTTGGCCTTCGCAGCAGGGGCGGCCTTCTCGGCGGCCGGGGCCTTGGCCGGGGCCTCGCTGTAGAGGCGGTGGACCTTCGCGTCAAAGTCCGTCTCGTTGATCACCACATATCCGCCGGGGACCTTGTCGTCGGCGACGCGGACGGTCGGGCAGGCATCGGACATGGCGTCCTCCAAGGGTGTTTCGGGGGGGGAGAAAGGTGGGGCCGAGCGGTTAAGCCCGGCCCCGGTCTTCACGCTTACAAGCCGGAGGTTAGCCCAGCAGGATGCCGAGGTGTTCCGGCTTCACGCACTTCACGCCCCAGGCCAGGCCGACCTCATACTTGATCCGGCGATACTGCTTGTAGACGGCGATCTGGAAGACCAGACCCGACACCGGATCCGTGACAGTCGTCACGTCGTCGGCGTCGTCGCCGCCCGCCGGCATGGCCGGGGTGCGGGCAGCCAGCAGCAGGGCGCTCTGCGAGAAGAACAGGTTGGCGGTGTAGTTGCCGCCGAGCGTGATCGCCGTGGCGGAGGCCGGGATGGCCTGGCGCAGGCCCGGAGCGGCGAGGGTGATGGTGCCGCCGCCCGAGACGTCCGCATCCCCGGAGGCGACCACATACTTGTTGGTGTCGCCCGCGAAGGTGATGACGTCGCCGGCCAGGATCGTGCCGGTGCCGGCCGAGGCGAGGGTGATCACGGTAGCGCCGATGGCATAGCCAGCGGTGTTCGTGGTCGCCGACGCACCCGTGCCCTTCGTGACGGCAGCGACGCCGCCCGAATAGCCGAGGTTGAAGCCCATGAGCTGGCGCTGTTGGCGCTGGCGCAGGAGGGCCCCAGCGTCGCCCGACTCGTTGACCTTAAACAGTTCGCTGTGCTTGCCCTCGAGGTTGGCGCGAGCGGCACCGCCGAGGATCATGGCGCGACCCGAGGCGGGGGCCCCGTTGTCGTCCAGGATGCGGTTGGCGTTGGAGAAGTCCGAGAGGTCGGCGGCGGTGGCGAACGGGGTCGTGCCGGCCGTGCCGTATGCGCGCGAGGAGGCGACATACAGGGCGGCGAGATCGGCCTCGACTTCGTTGGCGGCGGCACGGAAGGCCTGGGCAAACTGGTTGCTCAGGATCGTGTTGATCACGCCGTCCTTCGTCACCGACAGCTGCTCCTCGCCGGTCCAGCGGATCGGGAAGGCGCGGGCCTTGGTGATGGCGAGGTCGACGTAGCCAACGGTCTGGTCGCCGGAGTCCGCGGGCGTGTTGCCGGCGGTGATGTTCTCGCCAGCGATGGCGGGGACGACGGGCGAGCGGACGGTCTGGTTGACCGCGCCGGACTCGGCGGTCGCGTCGCGCTGGACGTTCGGGATGAAGCCGATCAGTTCGCGCGAAACGACGTCGAGGCCGTTGTAGATGGTGGGGATCAGACCCGTGAGGGTGTTGGCCATTGGGGTGCCCTTTCAAGGCTTGGGGGGAGACGAGGGGGAGAGGCTGAGGTTCGGAGGGGTTCGGCCTTGCCTGTGCCGGTAGGGAGCCATCCGGCTCAGGCGCCCCCCCGCATCCACGGGACGGCCTTGTCGTAGGGGTGGTGGCTTAGTCGACGATTGAGACGTCGGAGGCGGTCGCCGCCTTCATCCGGTCGCTTGGGGGGAGAGCGTCAAACTCGGCGCGCGTGATCGTGCGCTTGCCGCCGCCGCCACCGTTGTTCTGGGCCCCGCCGCCGGGACGAATGTCGCCCTTGAGGATCGAGTCGCGCGTGGGGTGAGCGTCAACCAGGAGCTCCAGCGCCTCATCGAACCCAGCGACCTCGCCGGGCTTGGCGCGGCTGTAGATTTTGTTCTTGTCCGGCCCGTAGGCCACGACCTGGCCGTCCTCGATCTTGAAGTTCCCGCCGAACTTGGCTTGCAGGAAGTCGGCGGGGATCGCGACCTTCTCGGCGATGAACTTGGACCGGGCGAAGGAGCCGCCGATCTTCTCGCCATACAGCTGGCCCTCGAAGTCGTCGCCGCGCTTGTTGGCGGCGGCCAGCTTCTCCTCGTAGCCCTTGGCGATCTCGGCCTTGACCTTCTCGACCTCGCCCGCGTCGATCAGTTTCTTTTGGTCGAGGGAGCCGACCGTTTCCAGCGCCTTGATGGCGGCGGCCGGGTCGGTGATTCCCTCGAATGCCTTGAGGGCCCGCTCGGCGGCTTCCTTGCCCTCGCGGTGGCTTTTGGCCTCGCCGTTGAGCCGGGTGATGGTGCCGATAGTGCCGGGCGCGTCGAAGGCCACGTCCTTGCCGGTGTCGTCCGTGAAGACCGGCTTGCCGTCCTGGACGGCCGCGTAGGTGACGCCGTCGATCTCGATGGTCTTGAGCTTCATGGTGGGGTGGGCTTTCTCCGGCATCCGCCGGCCTTGGGTGGGCTATCTGGCCCGGACGCCCCGCCGATCCCGGCTGAGGGCAGAGGTGGTTAGGACGCGAGCCAGTCCGGCGTCGGGCGTCCGAGGAGGTCGGCGGTCCAGCCGCTCATTGAGCGGGCGCGGTCGCCGATGGCGGGGAGGGCTTGCCGCCAGCCGGCGCGGAGGATTTCGGCGGACCGCCAAGGCCAGGGCTCGGTGATGTGCCGGGCCTGCTCATCCATCGGGACGCCGCAGAGGACGGCGCGGTCATATCCGAGATCGACCAGCGCGACCTTGAGGGCGAACAGGCCGGAGGAGCCGGAGCGATCCTGGCCGGGGAAGGCCCAGCCGTGGGTGAAGACTTGGGGAGCAGGGGGGTAGCCTTTGGATGCCCGGCGCTCGGCCCATCCGGGCCAGAGATCGGGGTGAAGGGTTGCCGCCGCGTCTATGGGGCCCGGCCAGTCGGCGGCGATATCGTTGCAGGCGACGATCCCGTCCGCCTCGGTTAGCGCCAGTGCGGCCTCGACGTCATCCCAGACAGTCGTGGCACCGCCCAGCACAAGGGCGAGGGTCACGCGGCGTCGGCGTCCTCGTCCGGGGCGTCGCCGGGCATGGCCGCGGCGATATCCGCCTCGTCGTCCAGATCCGGCATTTCCTCGGTGATCTTGTCCTGCTCGTCTTCAAACTCAACGTCGGCCGCGAGTTCGCCGCGGCGCTTCATCTCGGCCAAGGCGGTCTTGCCGGAGATCAGGCCGGAATCCTTCATAGCCAGAACCAGTTGGCCGGAGGCTTGCGAGAGGCTCGTCGCGCCGAAGTCCTTGAACAGCGAGGCGTGGCCGCCCGAGCCGAGGTTGGCGTAGTCGGCCATCATTTGCAGGGCCAGGTCGAGGCTGTCCTCGAAGCCCTCGGTGATCCGTTGCAGGTCCGATTTGTTGCCCTCGGCGTCGTTGGCCGATTCCGTCGCGCTCCGGTCGCCCGGCTTCTTGACCAGCAACTCCGCGCCGGCCTGGATCATCTGCTCCTCAAGAGCGTCGAGCGACTCCTGCCCGGCCTTGATCGCCGCCCCGGTATGCTCGACCCACTCCATCGTGCCGCCAACGGGGAGCATGACAGCCGAGGAGCCGCCGATGGTCAGGGAGGTTTTGGAGTCCGCCCCGGAGATCGCAAGGATCGGCACCCGCGCGACGTGAAGGATCGTGTCCTGATCGCTCTGCGACTGCCAGTGTTTGACGTTGAGATAGGCGAGGTCCAGCAGGGGCGGCCGGGCCGTCATGTAGCCGGTCCGCCAGCCGTAGAAGGGCACGAACGGGATATAGGGGAGGCCGGTCAGGCCAGCGTCGATCCTGCGCCATTCATCACCGCCGGCTGCCGTGACCCGCTCGGTCTTTTCCCAGACCTCAAACGCGCCCGGGGTCAGAACCCGCACCCGCTTGACGGTCTTCTCGCCATAGAGGCCGTCCGCGACCGTTGCGTCCTCGGCGATCCGCAGCTGGGCCAAGGCCCGCGCTCCGTTGGCCGAGGCGATGCGGTAGCCGAGAATCTGGCGGTGCATGACGCGGACGAAATAGGGCCGCATCCCGGCCTGTTGCTGTTCGGCCCTGGTTTGGACCCTGCCCGATCCCGCGCCCTCCTGCTTGGGGGCCTCGACCAACACGCCGCAAAGGCCGTGCGCCAGGGACTCGCCCATCATTTCGGCGCAGAAGACGTGAAGGTTGACCCCTTCGCGGTCGATATCCTCGGCCCATTCCCTGATCTGGGCGGGGACGTCGTCGCCGAGCGTCAGGGCCTTGGAGAAGGGCTTGCCGACCATGACCGAGACGGTGCGGCGAAAGGCGGGGAACAGGGTCGCGGTCTCGAGGCGGGACTTATAGGCGTCGTCCTCCTCCTTGGGCCATTTCGGCAGCAGGGTCTTGGCCGCGCGCATCGCCTCGGTGCCGCCCATAAGCGGCTCGGTCACGCCCCAGGCCTTGCCCATTGCGCCGATAGAGGGCGAGAGCGCGTCCACCGTTGCGGTCATGCGGTCTCCTTACAGGCGCAGGGGGGCGACGGTGGCAGGCGCGGGGCCCAGCGCCAGTTCGTTGAAGGCGTCGGCCGCGGCGTCGACCCGGTCGTCGTGGGCCCCGGCCGGGAAGCCGCAAAGCTCGTCGACGAAGGTCTCGATCCATGCGTCCCGGTCGGGATCGCCGGTTGCCAGGATATAGACGTTCCCGGCCTCGGCTTGGGTCGCCAAGGCCAGCGCCCGGGTTTCCTTGGAGCCGGTCGGGCGCTCGACCTTGACCGCGTAGCCGGGGAGCATCTTGACGAGGGTCTGGACGTAGCCCTTGCCGGCCGCGCCGGGGTCTTGGGGGAGGCGGATGATCACGTCCGGGGTATCGGCCGCCGCGGTCAGTTTCAGTTGGGCTTCGAGGTTGGCCGGCGACCACTGGCCCGCCCGGCAGTCCGTGAAATAGAAGGTTGCGGCCTCGCCGTTGCCGACCTTGGTGCAACGGACGCCCGCGCTCGGGTCGCCCCCGCCTTCGGTCGCCCCGATATCCCAAGCCCGGACCGTGCGGCGTGTCCCGGCGGGCAGGGTGTTGGCGATCTTGAACCACGACCGCTGGAATAGGCCGCCATCGCGCGGCGCGGGCCGCTGCTGATACTGCCCCGCCCAGGCATAGGCGCCCTTGCCCCTCTTGAGCGTCTCGACCTCGGCGGCCGGGAAGCGTTCGGGGAACAGGAGCTCGCCCTCGATCCGCCGGGGATCCTCAAAGAACAGGGCCCCGTTGACGTAGGTGCGGCAGGGGCCGGCGGTTTGTTTGCCGTCCGCCCCGATCCGCGCCGCCTCGTATTCCATCGGCAGGTTGAGGTGGACGAACCCGATCTCGAGGCCCATCGCCACGGCCGCCACGTCCTTCGCGTGAAGGCGCTGCATGATGATCACGATGGCGCTGGTCTGCACGTCGTTGAGGCGGTCGGTGATTCCCTCGCGGAAAATCCGGGTCGCCGTCTCGCGCTCGACCTCCGACTCCGCCGTCTCGGTAGAGTGCGGGTCGTCGATCTTGACCCTATCGGCCCGGCCCCCGGTCATGGAGCTGAACGGGCGGGCCTCCGAGAAGCCGTTGGCCGTGTTCTCGAATTTGCCCTTGGCGTTCTGGTCGCCGCGGAGGGCCAGCGGCCAGAGGGCTTGAAACTTCTCGCTCTCGACCAGACGCCGGAGTTTGAGGTTATCGCGAAGCACGTTCGCTTGGCTGTAGCTGGTCGCCAGGACTTGCAGATGGGCCGCGCCTTGCGGTCCCCACTCCCAAGCGGTCCAGAAGACCAGCAGGAGAGACTTCATCATCCCCGGGGGGACGGTGATCAGGAGCCGCTTGATCTCCCCGCGCGAAACCGCCTCGAGGTGGGCGCACATCGCCCGGAGCGCCCAGCCCCCTACGAACGGTCGCGCCGGCTCCAAGGTGTGCCAGAACTCGGCGATGAACCCGTAGAGCGGCCGGCAACCGGAGACGATTTCCGACCGCTGCGTCTCAACCCGGTGGCGATCCGCCCGGGCCTGCTTCTCCCGCAAGGCGGCGAGGAGCCGCTCCCGGTCAGTCCTCGTCAGCGGGCGCGTCATCCGCATCCCCGCTCAAGGTGGCGATCTCCGCCGCGAGCTCTTCGTCCGAGAGGTGCGAGAACGTATGCGCCACGCGTTGAACCGGGGCCGTCTTCGGGGCCATCCGAGCCGCGGCCCACTTCAAGGCGTCGAGGTAAACGCGCGCGCCGGCCGGGTCGATCTTGTGACCGTTGACCGATTGGCCGAGCGCCGCAGCCTTGGTGACGGTCAGCCCGTCCTCTTGCAGCGTCTCGGCCCGTTCCTCGCGCGCGCTCGCGTATTGTTGGCGGCGGCCCTCGTCTTGATTGATCCAGGTGTGCGCCGACGACGGGTCGATCCCAAGTTTGCGACAGGCGGCACGAAGCGACTTCCCGGAGCCGATGATCGCCATCATGGGGGCGAGGTCTTCGGCGGTCGGGCGGCGCTTGCCTTCCTCCGCGGCGTCCTGGACTTCGTTGTTCTCGCTCATGCGACCTTGACGAGCCTCATTCCGTATTCGTTGGGGGCGGGGTCGAGGTTGAGGTCGGGGCGGCGGATCAGGCGTTGGCGCTTGAACCGGGAATAGTCGACGTGATGGTGAACCCGGCGATAGCGGAAGATCACCTCCGCGACGTCGGGATGAACGGCCGCCAGCATCTTCGACTTAGCGACCGTGCCCGTGTCCGCGTATTTCTCGCCGGCCCGGACCGTCCCCTCGGCGTGGTAGAACTCCGCAGTGTTCCCCCCCGGTAGCTTCTGGGTCTCCATCTTCTCTTGCAGGAAGGCGTTGAACTGGATCGTGCACCAGCCGGCCTTGAGCATATCGAGCGAGAGGATCGTGTCCTCGTTGTATCGGCCGCGCCAGCGGAAGGGGGCGTCGTTGCGGATCAGGTTGCAGGAATAGATGCGGGTGTTCGCGACGAAGGGCGGGCGCTTACATTTTCGCTCGGCGAACATGAAATAGTTGGGGCCGGCCATCGCGACGTTGAGATAGCGAAGGGTGAAGTCCTCCATCGCCGCCCAATAGCCGGGGCTAGTCGTCCTGACCTTGAGGTTATGGTTCCAGCGGAAGAACCAGATGATGTTGTCATCCATCACCCAATGCCAGGCGTGGCCCGCGGCGATGGAGTGTTCCCAAGCGAAGTTGCGGGCCGGGCCGGGGCCGGTGCTTTTCGAGAGGCCGAGGTCGTCGCAGAGCTCGTAGCGATCCTTGAAGGAGAGATCGAGCGGGAGGACGGTCGCGAGGAGGTCCATTGACCGGATCGCGGTCTCGTATGCCTCGACCTCCTGGGGCTCAACGACAACGAAGTGGGGGACGCCCATCCGGGTTAGGGCCTTGCTCGTCACCATATAGGCGGAGCGGCCCTTCGAGACGATGTAGAGCGGGAAGCGGGGGTTATTCATACCGCTTGTCGGCGTATCGCTCGATCTGGATTTCGGGATACCAGACGAAGCGGGTCTTCGACGTGATCGCGAACTCGGTCATGGTCGTGAAGGCGTCGACCGCGGCTTGGTCGGGAAAGTGAACGACGAGCGACCGGAACGCCTTTTTGTCGGTCTGGGAGAACTCCGGCATCCCTTGCCATTCGGCTTCGGCGTCGTTCTCGCCTTCCTCGCGCGGGAGGAGGAGGTTCTGAATCTCCCCCGCGTCGAAGCCGATCAGGTCCAGGTCATACCCGCCCTCGGCGAGCGCCTCGATTTCGGCACGGAGGGCGTCGTCATCCCATCCGGCGTTGAGGGCCAGCTTGTTGTCCGCGATCACATAGGCCCGGCGCTGGGCTTCGGAGAGGTGGTCGAGGACGAGGACCGGGACGGTTGCGAGCCCGAGGGATTGAGCGGCGAGAACCCGTCCGTGCCCGGCGATGATCCCGCCTTCGGCGTCGACGAGGACCGGGTTGGTAAACCCGAACTCGGTGATTGAGGCGGCGATCTGCGCGACCTGGGCCTCGGAGTGCGTCCGGGAGTTCCGGGCATAGGGCGTCAGGTCGGCAATCGGCCGCTGCTCGAGGTCTTTCGGGGTCATGCGTCCTCAGGTCTTCGCCCCGACCGCGCCGGTTGGATCGCTGCTCTGTCGGGCGTAAATCGGTCGATCACCGCGGGGTCGGGGCGAAGGTGAACCAGTCCCGGCTGTGACCGCCTTGCCGGGCTACATGAAACGGCCGAAGCCGCCCCGCGCCCCCGGTGCGCTTCCCGCGCTAAGGCCGGTCGGAATCAGCCCTCGGCCGGGGCAGGACGCTGCGAGAATAGGCGCGGGGCAGTAAGGGGTGAGCGCCCGTCCCCGGTTCGGCCTTGCGGCTAGGGGGCGATCTGCGCTCGTGCCGGGGCCTGTATCGCCCGGCGGATGCAAAAACGGCCCCGGCCGGTGAAGGCTGGGGCCGATCTGGTCGCGTCTTGCGCGTATGGGCTTCTGCACACGTTACCGCTCCGCTGTCAATCCGTAGGGGGTCGGGGCGCACAGGACGCTAGTTCTTGCGCCCACGCCGCCGGGGACAGCTTGAGGGCCATTAGGACCGCCCTCGCCGCAGGACCGGACGGCCCGACTGTGGCATAGTTCTGTGCGGTCTTCGGGCTGACCATGAGCCACCGGCCCGCAGCCTGCTGCGACAGGCCGAGGGGTGCGAGGGCGGCGCGGTATTCAGCGGGGGTCATTCGGGCAACTCCGAACAAAACACGATTTCCGCACCGGGCGCATAAATCGCGACAAGATCGCGGGCGGTTTCCTTCATGTCGGACCAGCACTCTCCGTCCACATCAAACTGACGACCATCCTCTAGGGTCAGCAGCGCCCATTTTGCCGTTTGCCGCTCAAGGTGAACCTCACGCATGAACGTTGCGTCCCGTTTCAACAAAATGCCGAGCGTTGAGCGCCGAAGCATATTCCTTGCGAAGCTGCGCCAGACGACGCTCCTTGCGGGATTCTTTGTCGTCCGACGCCTTCACGGCTTCCGCTTGCTGCACGATACCGGCCATAACAGCGGTCCAATCGGTCTTGGCAAGCGCGCGGCGCTGGACCTTTCCCTTAGCAGCGTCCGAAAGGTCAATGTATCGGGCCATCTGTCTGTTTCCTGAAGGATGGAGAGGCGGGGCCGAAGCCCCTGCCGGGTTAGTCAGCCATCGCGCGTTGGTAAGCGTAGGCTTGCGAACCCTCTAGGTCGCGAACGATGCGGGCGAGACCGGGCATCGTCGGACCGTCAGAACCGCAAAAGTATGTTTTACCGGCGACAGACCGGAGCATCAAATGAATGTCGGGCGAGGTCGGCGGCCCGGCCCAGTTTGTGCAATGAATGAGAACGCCGACGCAGGAGCCGTCTTGCATCAGGGCCGATTCTTCGGCGTTCAGGGGGATGGCGTTATAGCTGGTCATCTGTCTGTTTCCGTCCGGCTAGTGCTTGATTGCCCTGCGCCGATGAAGTGACCCTAAGCACATTTTACGCAGGTCGCAATAGGCGGTTGCGTATTATTTACGCAGCGGACAAGCGGGAGGACAACCTGTCCGCCACTGTCCCCCCGTTTTGTCCCGGCGTCCCGCTATTCCAGACCATACGCGACGGCCGCGCAGTCCAGCGCCAGGACCAGGGCCACCGAAATGCTAGCCTGCACCGAGCCGCTGTTGCTCAACGAGCGCAGATTAGAGCCCTTACCGGCGATCTCTCGCAAGGCCCAGACGGCCCGGCCGGTGCGCTCGACGGCGGTCCTGCCGTTCGCGCCCTTGAAGGTCCGGTCCTCCTCCTGGATCAGCTTCTCCAAATCTCGGACGAACAGTTCCCGCTCGGTCCGCTTGGCGGCCCAGCCTTCGCCGCCCCGCGTGATATTCCGCGACTGGTCGATGGCCGGCGGGGTGAGCCCCTTCTCCGGGTCGAGGAGTTCGTAGTCCGTGCGGAACCGGAGCCCGGCCGCATACTGGTTTGGCGAGAGCGACCGGGTGGTCATCAGGGTCTCAAGCCCGTCGCGCGAGGCAATGCGCTTCCGACCTTCGTGTTCCTTCCGGTCCGAGGTCTCGATCTGCGAGCCCCGGAGGGCTTCGAGCCCCACGGTCTCGGCTATGTCGTTTGCCACCCGGATCGCCTGCTGGGCCGCCGCGATCTCCTCCTCGAGGCGGAGCATGGCCTCCCGGCCTTCCCGGCGCTGGCGGAGGTCTGGGGACGCCTCGGCTTGGACCGCCTGACGGAACCGGCGGGCCTGGCCCTCGGTGAGCGTCTGGCCCGATACGGTCAGGGAGCCGTTGTCGTTGGCAATCCCGGCCCCGTTATCGTTTGCCCCGATCATCCGGGGGGCGGAGGCGCGGGCCTGGCGCTTCTTGCGTTGGCGGGCGGAGGTCATGCGTTCGGCTCCTGGGGGGTGGGGTTGGCGGCTTGGCGGGCCTCGGCCTCAATCGCCCGTGATACCGCGTCGGCGGCGTCCATCAGGGCAAAGCGGAGGGCCGATCCGATACGGGCGGCGGTGATCCGCCCGACGATCTCAGTCTGGATGGCGTGGAGGGTCATGCGGCGCGCTCCTGTTTGGCTTGGGTTCTGTCGTTTGCGGCCGCGACGGCGACGCTGATCCGGCGCTCGGCGAAATACCCGGCCAGTTCGGCCTTGAGCGTTTCCGCCACGGTCGCGTTGATGGCGAGGATCGTCCGGTCGGCCCCCCGCCAGCGGCAGTAATGGTCAAGCCAGCGCCGGGCGAAGGCGTCGTCCTTGAGCGCGACGATCCTGGCGCGGAGTTCGGGCGGGCCGTCGAAGGTCGGGGCTGGACCTGTGGAATTCGCAGGGCCAGCCTCGGCCCCCCAGTTGAGGTGCTTCCCGTCCTTGAGCCACACGGCCATATCGGGCGCACCCTTGCCGCCGCACGTCTCGCCGACGTTGGGGGCGAACCGCCGGATCGCCGCGACCAGGCCCTCGCGCTCGTCGGCCGGCAGCTTGGCCCAGACCGCCGCCGCGTTCGGCTTGGAGGATCGGCCCTTGTGGTGCGGGTATTCCTTCCACGCCGCCTCGAAGGCCTCCGGGTAAGACCTCGCCTTCGGGGCTTTCGTCGCTCCCGGCGACAAGGAAGCGTTAGCTTCCAATTCTATCTGGCTTCTAGCTTCTAGTATGGCATTGCGGTCGCATCCGTTGTGCATTGCATCCGCATGGTCCGGGTCGTTGTTTTCCTTGGCTTTTGCCCTAGAGTTTTCCCACCGGGCGTTTGCCGCCTCTGTCGACTTTTCAACGAGTTTCTGACGACTTTCGAGCGATTTAACCGCGCGGGCGTTGGTCAGGAAGCCGTCGATCAGGGTCAGTTTCCCGAGGTCGAGGAGGGTGTCGAGCGCCTTCTGTGTGGCGGTCGGGCGCATCCGGCAGCGGCGGGACAGGCGGGCCAGATTGAGGGGCCAAGGGCCGCCGCCGTCATAGATCAGGTTGAGAACGATGGTGTAGACCCAGCCCTCGCCCGGCTCGAGTTCCGAGACGCCGTGCAGGAAGTCGCCCGGGAACCACTTAATCCAAGGGTCTTTCATTCCCCGCCCCCATAGCTAAAGCGCCCGCCCTGGGCCTCGTAATCGGTCTGGCGGGCGAGGTTCCCGAACCGGGTGGTGTTGTCGTCAAAGGAGAGGCGGACGGTGCCGATAGGGCCGTGGCGCTGCTTGCCGACGATCACCTCGGCTTGGCCGTGGGCCAGCGTCATGGCCTCGGTCCATTCGAGGTGCGCGGCGCTCCCCGGCTTGGGCTCAGAGCGGCCGAGATAGTAGCTCTCGCGGTAGACGAACATCACGCAATCCGCGTCCTGTTCGATGCTCCCCGACTCCCGGAGGTCCGAGAGCATCGGCCGCTTGTCGTCCCGGCTCTCGACCTGGCGGGAAAGCTGCGAGAGGGCAATGATCGGGATGCCGAGTTCCTTGGCCAGCGCCTTGAGCGCCCCGGTGATCTCCGAGACCTCCTGCGTCCGGTTGCGCTGGCCCCGGCCGTCGCCGGTCGTGCAGAGTTGGAGATAATCGACAATCAGGAGGTCCAAGCCCTCGCGGCGGTGCTGCCGGCGGACCCGGGCGCAAAGCTTGGCGATATGGATTCCGCCCGTCTCGTCGATATGGAGCGGGATCGACCGGATCAGGTCCCGGGCCTCCCGGATCCGGCCGAAGTCCTCGCGGGTGATGTAGCCCTTCCGCATTTTGTCGGAGGAGACCCCCGAGGCGTCCGCGAGGATGCGCTGGGCCAGCTGCTCCTTGGACATTTCCAGCGAGGAGAACATGACCCGCCCGCCCGCGGTCGTCCGGCGACCGTGGGGCGCGTCCGGGTCGGTCTCGAAGCGATATGCGCGGGCGACGTTGAAGCCGATGTTGGTGGCCAGGGCGGTCTTGCCCATCGACGGGCGGCCGGCGAGGATCAGGAGGTCGGACGGGTGGAGGCCCCCGATCTTCTGGTCGAGGTCGATCAAGTCGGTCGCGAGGCCCGAGAGCTTGCCGTCCCGTTTGAAGGCGGCCTCGATCATTTCCATCGCCCCGTCGACGGCGTCGGAGAAGGCGAAGACCGCCGAGGCCTGCTCCCCGGACTCCGCGAGGGTGAACAGGGCGTTTTCTGCCGCCGCGACGTGGTCGAGCGCGGGCTTGTCAGGGTCGAGCGCCTCGGCGCTGATCTGGTCTGCGATCCGAACGAGGTCCCGGCGAGTCGCAAGGTCGATGATTGACCTGGCGCAGTCTATAGCCACTCGGGCGGCCGGGGCCTTGTCCAGCAGCCCGAACAAATAGGCCGCGCCGCCGAAGTCGGGGAAGGCCGGATCCGTTGCGAAGGTATCCGCCAGCAGGGAAGGCGAGACCGACCGGCCCGCCGTGACGGCTTCGGTGATCGCGTCAAACAGGCGCTGATGGAATGGCTCAAAGAAGTGGGCGCCGCGCAGCCGGTCGGGAAGGCGCTCCATCAGGCCGGTGTCGTAGAGGATAGCGCCGAGGAGATCGCACTCGGCGGGGACGTTGGATGGGAGGCCTGGCGCGGCGGCGTCTCGGGGGTCGGTCATGACTTGTCGCCTTCAAAGAGAGGCCCGCAGCGGATTGTCTCGGCGCGGTCGAGGGCGGCGTCGGCCCAGCGGTTGAGGCGCTCGGCGGCTGCCGGGTATCGCTTCGCCCGAGCCTTGGCCTCGCGGCGGAGCGTGGCGGCGTAAAACTGCTCGAAGGAGACCAGGTCGCGGCGGTTCACGTCTCGCCCCCGTCGTTGGCGGCCTTCGTCATCCGGGCAAAGGCGTGTTCGGCCGCCGCGCTTTTGATGCCGCGGTCCAGCCGGAAGATCGCGCAAACGTCCGCCGCGACCCTGTTGAGCCCGGTTGCGGTCTCGACCCGCCCCAGGATCGGGTGACGATGCTCGGCGGCGACGTCGATCATGTAGCCCAGAAGGGCGGCCTTCTCGGCCGGGTCGGAGAGGTCGGCCAAGGCACCGACGACCAGCCGGCGGGCGGTCATGCGGAGGAAGCTCGCGCGGGCGGCGCGTTCGGCCTTGGCGCGCGGAGCCTCCCGTTTCCGGTCGATTCGCTCGGCCATCCAATTCTGCTTGCCGTTGGTCATCGCGATGTCCGAAGCCCGAACAGGACCAGCGACCGCTTGGCCTGGATCAGGTGGCGCACCGGCTTGTGGTTCCGGCGCGCGTCCGCGATCTGGCGCTCTATCGGGCGCAGGGCTCGGCGAAGACGCCAGCGGGCCAGTTCGTAGCGGAGGATTTCGAGGAGGCGGTTCATCAGGTCACCCATCCGTCGTTGTCGTTCATGTGGGCCCGGCAGACCCGGGCGAGGGCGGCTTGAGCGGCCGCATGGGCCCCGGACATTCCGGCGACGTCCCGGATCGCGCGGAGAGAGCCTTCGATCCTGGCGGTCTCAACGCGGATCACGTCGGCCTTGAGCATGGCCGTGCGGATGTCTTGAGCGATGGTCACGTCCCGCCCCGATCCAGCCGCTCGGTCACCACTTCCCCATTTGAGCGCCAGACGCGCCAGCGGCCCGGCTTGCAGACCCGGTCGACGCGATGTTCTGCGACCGCGCGCTGGGCCTTCCTGAGCTCGAGCGCGTCCGGCCCGTAGGCATGACAGAACAGGCAGTCATGGATCATCTCGACCAACTCCCTCCACATCACGCGGCCTCCGCGCGGGCTTCGTCCCAGATCGTCCGCTCGGTTTCCCGGCGGTTCGGCCGGTCCCTTTCGATCCGCTCGCTACGCGTGAAGAAGCTCGCGGCCCCGGTCGATTGACCTTTGAAGCGCCGGGCCCCGTCCGTTCCGACCGCGTGATGGCCAGCGCACCAGCCCCGGGCCAGAACCGGGTTGCAGCAGGAGAGCGCGGACATCCCCTCGCCGATCAGCCAAGTGCATTCACCGAACTTGCGGCCGTCCATCCAAGGGCGGGCGTTCGGGCTTTCAATGCTGGCCAAGGTAACCCGCACCGGCTCGGGCGCGGCGGCGGGCTTGCCTCTGTCGTTTGCCGGCTGGGGGAGGTTGCCGAACACCAGCGCGGGCTTGTTCCGCGGGGCCCTGATCTTCGGCGGCGCGGGGAGCCTGGCGGGCTTGGATGCCGGCTTCCGGGCGCTCGCCATCCAGCCCATGCGGTGAGCCTTGCCGATGATCGTGTTTCTGGTCGCCCCGTGGCCAAGGATGGCCGCGACCTCGGCCGCGCTCTTGCCCTCGTCGATGTAGAGCCTTCGCGCATCCTCCACCCGCGTCGGCGTCCAGAAGGCACCGAGGCGCGCCGGGAGGCCGAGGCGGATCCGCAGCTTGTCCATCGTCGATTGGCCGATCTTGAACAGGACCAGTATCTCGGCGACGGTCACGCCCTCTTTCCAAAGGGCGGCGAAGCGGCGCTCCTCGGCGTCGGTAAAATGGACGGTCATGGTCAGGCGCTCCGTTGAAAGTTGATGGGGTCCCAGCGGCCGGCCTGGGTCGGGTGGCGCAGGCGCAGGGCGCAGAGCCAGATCCCGAAGGCGTCGGCCTCGTCGGAACATGAGGGGGTGAAACCGTAGCGGCGGGCGGCGGCGAGCATCTGCTCCTTGTCTGCCCGGCCGGAGCCCGTGAGGGCCTTCTTGACTTGGGAGGTCGCAACCTCGGCGCACTCGATCCCAAGGCGGTGGCAGACCATCTCCGTGACCCCGGCCATGCCTTGCAGCTTGCGGGTCGTCGCCATCTGGGTCTGGGCCGGGAGGATGGGAGCCTCAAAGATCAGGAGGCTCGGCTCGATCTCGCGGACCTTCGGCTCCAGCCAGTCCTGCCATGCACAAAGGAACCGGCCGACGTCGGGGCCGGTCGAGGGCATACGGACGTGGCCGAGCGTCGGAACCTCGCCGGTGTCGGCGGGGCCGAAGCAGAAGCCGGTCTGGGTTGCGAGATCGAGCGCGAGGGCGGTCATCAGGCGGCGTCGCTCGTTGCGGCCGCGTCGTCGTTGGCCACCAGCTTCAAGCCGCTGGACGCCTTCTCCGGGTTGTGCCCGGCCTCGCTCATCGCCCAGGCCAGCTTCTCTTGCCCTGCGTGATAGCCGCGCAGGAAGGCCGGCGCGTGATGCGGCGGGAAGTTGTCCGGCATGGTCGAGTCGTCGCCCCGGAGGCCGGCGGTGTAGCCTTGTCCCTCGGCGAAGACCTCGTCCTGGGCGAGCGAGGGGGTGGCGAACAAATCGGTCTGCGTCCCGGCCGGGAGGCCCGCCCATTCCCGCAGCTGGGCCCGGCGTTGTTCCTCGGCGGTCAGGTCGCGGCGGCTGGATGCGCCGTCCTCAAGGATGGCTTGCAGTTCCTTGCGGGTGAACCCGTCCGCCTTCGCGTCCCGAAACATATCGGTCAGGACGCTCCGCTCGGCGTCGTATTCGGCCTTCTTGATCGCCGCCTTCGCTTGCTGGATGCGGAGCTTGTTCAGGTGCGAGAGGAAGACCGCCTCCTCGTTGCGGTTCGGGATTTGCGGAGCCGACCCGGCATCCGGGGCTTCCGCTTCGCTCTTGAGTGTCTTGGCCATTCGGCCCTCCTTGTCGTCCGGTCATCGGGCCGGGCGTTCCCGTTGGTCGTCAGGTCGCCTTGTCGGCGGCGGTTAGGGCGGCCTCTGTGCGGTCCAGCGCGTCGCGGGCTTCGCGGAGTTCCTCAAAGCCGCGCTTGATCTCGCGGGGGGTCAGGACGCGATCCGCGAGGGCAGTGCGGAGGTGCCGCTGGACGTCGCTCGCCTGTTCGGTGAAGGCGCAGGCCAGATCGGCCAGCCGCTCGGCCCCGACCTCGACCCGGGACCGCTTGGCCAAGGCGTCGCTGATCACTGGGTGACCGCAGTAGCGTTCAAGGGCGGCGAGGATGTCGAGGGGGAGGTAGCAGCCCGTGCCGACCGTCTGGCACCGGGAAAGCTGGGGCACCGAATAGTGCCGGGCGAGCGCCTCGCATGCCGCCGAAGCCTCCGCGAGCCCTCCGCAACGCGCGATCAGTTTCTCGGTCAGGAGGGCAAGAAGGCGGTCGCTCATGGTCGGTAAGGTCCGGGGTGCGATTTACGGGGCGTTGGTCGGCGGCTTAGGCCAAGGTCTCGCCCGGCTCAGAAGGAGTGCAGGGGTGTTTGTCATTCGCGGCGTCAGGCTGTTTTTCGGCCCGGCTGGCCAATGGGACCGGGCCGTGGGGCGTCCACTGCTTGAGGTTCAGTGCCTCTGCGGCCTTCTCTTGGGCGGCGATTACGAGGTCGAGGAGCGGCAGTTGTGCCGCCGCGACGGAGGCCAGTTCCAAAAGCAGAACCCGCGCCTTCGGCTCGTCACCGTCGCGGGCGCAATGGTCGGCGGTCATGGCCAGCCGATAGACCCGCCGGGCGACGACAAGGGCGTCGTGAACAATCATGCGGCCCGGTCCTGCGAGGCTGTGTCGTTGGCCGGGACATGACTGGCGGCCTTCAACACCTCGAGCGTGATGTCGGGATAGGCGTCGATCAGTTCAGCCCAAGCGGCGCGCGGGATCGTGTTCCGGCTTTTCCACATTCGGACGTTGATGGCAGGGACGCCCAGCTTCGCCGCAATTTCGGCGGAGCCCTTGGCGGCGATAAGGTCGGAGTGCGTTGTCATGCCCGGCACGTTACGAACGGTTACGCGATAACGCAAGACCTTGTTACGCCCAGATACATCCTTTCCGGTAACGTGATCGGCATGGATGATCGCTGGAAAACCGCCGCCGACTCTCACGACCGCCTGCGTTGGGCCCGGATCCAATGGCAGGAGGCCAAGGGCATCAAGCCGGACGCCGGGGCCGCGGCGGAGAGCCTGGGCATCAAGGCGCACACCTATCGTGCCTATGAGCGCCGCCCCGACTCCTCAAAGCACACCCGTCTTGACGATCAGCGCGCGATCCAGTTCGCGCGCAAATTCGGCGTCAACTGGACCTGGCTGCTGACGGGCGAGGGAAGCCCCGACGCGAGCGACGACCGCCTGACGCCAACAGAGCGCCGGATGATCGACGCCCTACGAGAGGCCCCAGAGGCCCGGCAGGCCGCAGCCGCCGATGCGATCATCCAGCTGCTCAAGATTGCCTAAGGGCTACGTCAGTTTCGGTCGGAGGCTCCGACGCAGCAGGGAAATTCCGGGATGCTGGCCTTCATCTTGATCGGGGCGGTCCTGCAAGAGCCGGCGCGATCCGACCTGCGGCGGGAAGCCCCCGTCCTGATCCAACAGTCTATTGCTGAGATCGTTGATAGCTCCGGCGACTTGGCCGAGGCCCTGGGCCGGTGCGCCAGCGTCTATCCTGGCGGATCCGCCAATCCGTATGTCGTGCGGGCCAGAAGCGAGGTGGCCGACTTGGGGATAGAGGACCTGACCTTTTCCGTGCAGCACGTCGAGTCCGTCTTGTTCGCTCAAGCGGCGGCCGAGCCGTCCGATCCGGTCCGAACCGTCCGAGGTTGCGCCGAGGAAATCGAAGCTGCCGCCGAAGACGTGAGGGCCCAAGCGGTCGGGTTCCGGGGTCTGATCGTGGCTCTCTCGCGGCTGGAGCAGTAGGCTTGGCGCGTAACCCAACGTAACTTTCCGCTTGCGTTGTGAGTAACGATAGGTAACGTGGCCCCCTAACCAGAGGGGAGCCCCATGTCGTTCCATTCAGTCCAAACCCCAGGCCTTCGCCATATCGGCGAGCCGCTCGGCGCGGTCGTCGTCGGCCTTGATCGGGCCGTCGCCGCGAAGGCCGGCAAGACGGTCATCCAGAACCTCGCCGACAAGGGGGGCTGGGAAGCCCCCGAACACGGCTCTGAACGCTATCTGATGCTCGAGGCCGCCTTGGCGAGCCGGGGCATGAGTTGGCGTTTCCGGGGCGGGGAGGGGGCGCACGACAACTGGTCGCTCGTCCGCGACTGCGCCCGGATTGCGGCGCAGCGGGACATGATGGAGGTCGAGCGGGACACCGCCGACTGGTCCGTCGCGGTTCCCGAAGACCGGGCGCGAATGGTCTTCACCCAATGGGGTCTGACCGAGGTCCGGCTCCGTCACGCCAGCCCGGGCGATGTGCTTCTGTTCTCGATGGGGGAGGGGGTTCACCCCGCGATTATGTCCGCGCCCGGCGGGGACTATTCGTGGTCGATGCTGCCCCGGAAGACGCTCCCCGAGGCCAAGATGATCCACGGCTATTACGCCCGCGCGATCATTGAGAGTTGGGTCGGCAAGTGGTGGTCCGACCGCCTGATCGGGGCTTTCAGCTTCGACGCTTCGGACCGGATGCGCGCCCTCAAGGTGGCGGCATGACCCGGCACACCTTCACCACTTGTCTCTCGTTCGGCACGGACGGCGAGGCCGACTTCTGCGAACTGGATGTCACGGTGTCCTTTGGCTTCACGCCGGGCCGCGACGCGACGCCGCCCGCATACGACCACGGCGGGCTGCCCGCCGACCCGCCGGAGATCGGCGACATAGAGGTCGAGGCCATCGACGGGCGCCCGGTGACCGCTGGCGATTGGGAAGCCATCGACGCAATCTTGGACCAGTTTGCGACCGGCGACTTCGACGGCGCCATGATGGACGTGGTGGGGGCGTGATGGAACTCCGCATCACACCCGGGATTGAGCGCCTGTATCGCCTTGCATTGGTCGAGGACGACGGCGGGTTCTTCACCCTGTCGGAACACGACGCGATGGACGACGCGATCTTCGCGATGAAGTCGCTTGAGCGGTCCTGCGCCGACGCCGCGCGGGCCTTGGCGAGGGTTCGGACGTGAACCGCCCCCCTCGCGGGTTCCTCCGCCTTCCCCTGACCTTCGCCCTTGGCGTCTTCCTGACCGCCCTGCCGCTGGTCGTCCTCACCAACCTGATCTGGAGCGTCCAATGAAGCCGCGCCCGCACCCCCTTGGAATCACATCATCCCCCGATTGGGATGGGGTCTGGTCCCGCTACATCGACCTCTCCGAAGGCGTCGAGCCGGAAGCCGACGCGCCTCTGGAGGCGGACCGGGAGCCGTCGCGGATGCACGTCGCCCTCGGCATCCTCGGATGCATCTGCGCCGCGCTGGCCCTGTTCTCGGCGGTGCTTGGATGACCTTGGCGAACCCCCGCACCCTGCCGGAAGGCCAACTGATCACCGAGCCGGGGGTCTATGACCTCCCGATTGAGGTCTATCACGGCCAACCCTGCGCTGGCCCGTCGATCTCCTCCGGGGGGCTGCGGACGATCTGGGCGCAAAGCCCGGCGCACTACTACGTCGACAGCGCGCTCAACCCGAACCGGGAGCCGCCAGCGGACAACCCGGCCTTCGCCCTCGGCCGGCTGGCGCACAAGCTGCTGCTGGAGGGCTCCTCCGGCCTTGCGGCCGAGTTCGTCACCCGCCCGGATTGCTGGTCGGACTGGCGGACGAAGGAGGCGAAGGTCTGGCGCGACGAACAACTCCTCGCGGGTTTCACCATCATCACCGAGGCGGACCTCAAGGCCGTCACCGGCATGGCGGAGAGCCTGGCGCGTCACCCGCTGGTCGAGGCCGGTATCCTCGACGGCTATGTCGAGCGGTCGTTGATCTGGCAGGACGCGGCAACCGGGGTCTGGCTCAAGAGTCGCCCGGACGTGGTCCCCAAGGCATCGGGCCTGTTCTCCGATCTCAAGACGACGCCGAGCGTCTGCGACGACGACCTCCAGCGGTCGCTCGGCTCGTTCGGCTATCATTGCCAAGCCGCGCTGGTCGGCACGGCCTCCGAGGCGGTCCTTGGCCGCCCGATGGAGGAGTTCGCCCTCGTCTGGGTCGAGAAGGCCCCCCCGCACTGCGTCCGCGTCACCGTCTTGACCGGCGAGGACCTTGAGCGCGGCCGGATGCAATGCCGCCGGGCCATTGACCAGTTCGCCGCTTGTGTCGCCTCCGGGGAGTGGCCGGGCCCGGGCGGATCGAAGCGCGACGCCGAATATCTCCAACTCCCGGCCTGGGCCGCAAAGCGGATCGACCAGCAACTCGAGGTCGCCGCGGCCGAGGCAAACGACAACACCCGTCAACCCGAGAAAGCAGCCTGAAAATGACCGATCAATCCGTCGTCGTGACCATCCCGGAGCGCCAGCCGCGCTCGGTGTTGGTCGATATGTCCGGCCGCTACGGTATGGAGCCCGCCGCCTTTGAGGCGACCCTTCGCGCTACGGTCTGCAAGGGCAACGTCTCCCGCGAGGAGTTCGCCGCCTTCCTGCTGGTTGCCAAGGAATACGGCCTCAACCCGATGACGAAGGAGCTTTACGCCTTTCCGGCCAAGGGCGGCGGAATCCAACCCATCGTTTCAATCGACGGCTGGGCCCGCATTATCAACGATCACCCGATGTTCGACGGGATGGACTTTGAGGACGTGCGCGAGGGCGAGGAGATGATAGCCATCACCTGCCGGATGCACCGTAAGGACCGGAGCCGGTCAATCGAGGCGACCGAGTATATGGCCGAGTGCCGGCGCTCAACCGACGTATGGAAGACCTGGCCCCGCCGGATGCTGCGCCACAAGGCCATGATCCAGTGCGCCCGCTACGCCTTCGGTTTCTCCGGCATCGTTGAGCAGGACGAATACGAGCGCCAGATGACGGCCCACGACGTGACCCCGCGCGAGGCCCCGAACCTGGCCGCCCGTCTCGCCGCGCCGGCCGAGGCCGTCACCGAGGGCTTCACGGTCCACAACGGCCTCGACCCGGACGACCACATTCCCAATTTCGACGCCGCTCCCCCGGTGTCGAATGCGGAGGCCCCCGCCGCTGTTGCTGACGAAGCGACCCAGGCGGGGGCCGATGCCGCCGAGGAGGACTTCCCCGGCGACCGGCCTTCCGATCCCAAGACGCCGACGCTGGCGACCGACCTGATCAAATGGGCCGACGACCTGATCCGGGACTTGCCGGACCTGACCGACGAACAGGTCGCGCATATCGAAACCGACCGGCGCGAGCTCGCGAAGTTCGCGGTCCTCAAGACGCAGGATCTGGACAAGGCGAAGGAACTCGAGGCCGCGATCAATAAGCGGAAGCGGGGCCCCGCATGAGGACCATCGCCCAGATCGACGCCGAGCTTGCCCGGCTGAAAGCGGAGCGGAAGGCCCTCAAGCCTGTCGTGTCGCTCTCGCCGGGGTTCAAGCGGTCACGCTCGTTCCGCCCGGAAGGGGAGGGCCAGCGCCAGCCG